TGCGACTACTGTTACTGCAAGGATCAGAAATGAAAAGACATATTGTGGCAAGATGTTTAGACTGTAGTAAGAGCATATGGATGGTTGCTCAGATAACTAAACATAAAATAGGGTATCCCAAACACAGGATAAAAGTAATTGATTCTAGTCAATACGACAAATTTGGATTCCCTCTAGACTCTACTGCTCGCAAAATGAAGCGTGAAACATTTTATGGTTAATTATTGCCATAATTACTGTCAAGATTTTAGAGTAAAGCGCGACTATTCTATAGGACCTTATTGTTCAAGTTGTGAGTGTCATGTGTCAGAAGACTCGTTAGTAGGAAATCTAGGCAATCTATGCAGATGTTGTAGGATGGGCGTACGACGTGTCTGTAAACTTCCTCTACATCAACGTAATAAATTGTGGAAGAAAGTGAAGAGGTATTAAAGTCTGCAATCAGGGCAGGCTTTTTCACTATGGTTTTTATCAGTAGTCAGTAAATTTATGAATCCTATCTTTTGCTTACAATAAAAACATCTGTTTATCTTCTTCGCCAATGATATTCACTAATTGGTTCATGAATGAATTCAAATAGTCTCTGACACGTCCAACTACAATATTTTCTCCGTCTGTCTATTGGATGATTACATTGTTTGCAGTGTTTCATTTCTTATGGCATTTACAATTACAAAGTTTATTGTCGCATTTGGCATGATATCTAGCAGATAGTCCCCATGACATAGAACACCAATAGCCTACAACCTTATCTTTCAATTATTATCCTCCTTCTATTCTTCAATGAATTATGCGGCTTCCTTCTAAGTCGACAACCACAATCTACGCAAAAAGTAATGTCTCTAGACTTTGTGCTGCTTTGACATCTTTTACAATAGCTACTGGTTTCGTAATTTACACGTACCAATCAGTCTATCCACTCTCTTTTTCCTTTTCTAAATTTGCCGCAAGGGCAATCGGCGAGCAAGCATTCCTTATTACCGTTAACGTGGTTATCTCTAGCGTGGCCACATCTCAAATTATTACACCACTGCGATTCCATTATCAAAACTCCTTAGACAGATAATCAGTCTTAGAAAATCCATGAATCTCGTCTAAATGTCGTCTTAAATCTTTCACTCCAACTCTGCAATTCATACATGTTATAATGTTATGTTGTTGACATTTGTTTATGAGTACACTATCTTTTGTCATGACTTAAACTTCACCTTTGTTCGTAGCATTCTACCACAATCAGAACAGCGTTTTTCAGTGGTTATTTTCCATTCACCACAAAACACACAACGTCTATAACCGTGATTGTAATATCTTTGAAATTTCAATAATACACCCTCCCCACACTGCGTTTTCTATGTGCTTTTTGTCGTACTGAATTCTTGCATTCAGGACACCTTATGTAGATTTTAGATACGACCAGTTGACAATTCCTACAATATGAGTATAAGTCATAGTTTATTCTTCCACAGTTTTTACCTTTCATCATTTCACTGCGACGTCTCCGCATCTCTGGAGTTCGTATGTACTGGCCAGGTCTAGGCATTTCAGTAGTATACCTTTCCACGTCCACGTAATGGCCTATCTCTGAGGAGAGAGCCACACTCATCACAGGCTTTCATGATTGGCCTTTTTTCTCCACACTTCATGCAGAATTTAAATTTGTTATAATCTATTTTTGACAATCATTCAACTCCTTCATTACTTCCTCAACATTCTTCTTCACTCTAGCTCTAACTTCAGGAGATTCATTTTCCATACTCTTCTCACTACGTTTATACAACACTTCATTCAGCTTTGATTCCCATTCGTTTTGACGTTCAAGTTTGTATAATCTTTCGTTTATCTTCTCAAGTTTTTTAGCAAGATCAGTATGGAATTCTTCTTTATCATCCTCCTCTAAATAGTCGAGCCTTTCTTCTATATCATGAAGTCTGTAATTTATTGTGTCGTAGTCGGTCATTTCACAGACTCCGCCCAATTTATACAGTCAAGGCAGACGAAACTAGAATTAGTGATTGAATCTGGATCTTCTTTAAACTTTCCAACTTTTACCTTCTTACAAATCACACATGTCAAAGGCTTTCTCTCATTCTTACGAAATTGTTCGAATGATTTGTGGGGATTTTCGTACTTCATGTCGTTTTTATGGAGTGTTCCAGATAGTTATTACAACTACAACGAGTTGCACCAGTATTATGTCTAAGAAGGCAGTGACCATCGCTATTCTCCGTATCATGCCAGCGCTTTTCATGACGACATCTCACACAAACTTCACTCAACTGGAATACACCTAATCATCTTAAACATCCATTCTTTGGGTACAATTACATGACAACTGCCGCCTACTGGTGTAGCCTGTTTAACCACTGGTCCTTCGATTACCCGTCGCGTCTCCATTGTTGTATTTCCTCACTTTTATTGATTGTATTAGGTCGTTGCATGTTTTATTGAATATAACAACATTAATATAAACCTATTACCTAACATAACATTATGTTTACCAAAAAAAGAGGTGGTGTAACCCAAAACAAAAAGACGTCAGTGGTTGATAAAAACCTTACTGACTATGAAGTGTTCAAAAAGAAGGTATATGCAAAACTGAGGAGCCATAAATACGGTTTGACATGGCATGAAATAAGGGATAAGGCAAAGCTACAACAGACTGTTCCTAATAATAGATGGACAAAGCAGTTGGAGAGAGATATAGGATTACAACGGGTTAAAGATGCTAGAGGTATGGTTTGGGTGTTAGTTCAATGTCAATAGAAAATATTCCATTAACGAAATTAAAGATAAGCGAACAAAACGTCAGAAAAGAGGTAGGAGATGTTTCTGAGCTTGCGCAATCTATAGCTGAGAAGGGTGTCTTACAACCACTTTTAGTAAGACCTGAGAATGGCAAATATGGAATAATTATAGGTTCTAGGAGATACAGCGCAGCAAAGCAGGCTAAGGTGTATGATATACCTTCTACAATTAGAGAGATGAATGACGATGAGGCCATGACTATTTCTTTGGTGGAGAATCTACAACGCGGTGATTTGCAACCAAAGGAAACAGCTGAGGCATTTGCATTACTGTTAAAGAATGGTCTATCAGTTAGGGATCTAGCTAAAAAGGTTGGTAAGAGCAAGACATATATTCAGTCTGTGGCAGGGACTGTCCAGATTCTGGACACTTTAGATAAAAATAATATCAGAACTGAGTCATATCCGACTGATGACAATAGAAGGTCTGGTAAATCTATTCCAATGTGGCATGTGTCTGACCTGGCTGATGCACTTGAACAAATAAAACATGATGGGATACATGAGATAACTGATGATAAAATAGTAGAGGTGGCAAAAGGGATATCTCCGCTACCAGAGAAAGAGACGCAAAAAGTGCTAAAGGAGTTCAAGAATGATCCAACCAAACCAATAACCGAGGTCATATTCGATGTCCAACATCCTGACTTAAATCTAGGTGGAATGTCATTTGACTCTAGGGACGAAATAGAAGTGTCCGCCGAGAGTGAAACATCATCTGAAATGAACGGCAAATTTATCTATAATCTAAATCGAATAAACGAAGAATTCGACTTTTACACTATAGGATATGCAAATAGTAGCGTCGAGCATTTCATAGAACGTTTAGAAGCCAAGAAAGTGAAGATGGTTATAGATACAAGAAATAGTGTTGTAAGCTTCTATAAGCCAGAGTTTAACGGCGACGTTATAAAGAAAGAGTTACAGAAAAAAGGAATAAAATATTCGCATATGCCTGAGTTAGGCGTTCCGAAAGAACGTAGACAATCTCTAAGTAGCGACAGTGACTATAAGACGTTATGGAAATGGTATGATAAAAATGTCATTCCAACACTAAACGTAAACATAAAATCTACAAAAATCGCATTTATGTGTAGAGAACTCGACCCAACACATTGTCATAGACATCGTATAGCTGCAGCGTTAGAATCGAAGGGAATGAAAAGTCTTGACCTCTGAAGTATTTCCAAATGTATATGCTATATGTTGGTTTGCAGATGATGGTGATGCCATATTTGCTCTAACAACTACTAAACAAGATGCAGATACAATCATCAAAGAAACATTAGAAGAGTATAAGGACTCAGTAGAAGAGGATCAACTTTCTATAAAACCATATCCACTAATCACATCGGAATATATCAGAAACTGGCGGGATGGTGTTATCAACGACCATGTAATGGTGGAAAAAATTGGCAGATAGTCTAACAGAAGTTCATGAGGAAACTATTACTGTAATAATCAAGACATATCCTGAACGAGCCAGAAAGCATGGTACTATTGTATGTGTAGGAGGAATAAATCAAAATGGTGAGCTACGTAGACTATACCCAATACCACATCTATTATGGTTGGATAGAAATATTAGTCCAAAATATGGATTTAGTAAATGGGATATAATTAAAACGAATATAGTACGAAACCCCAACGATCCACGTAGTGAATCACATAAAGTTGTAGATTGGAGAGACATTGAGGTTGTAGGTCATATAGGTACTAAGAATGGTGGTTGGGAACAGAGACGCAGATTATTAGCGCCCCATATATCGAGTGGGATGAAAACTCTAAATGAGAATAAAACACATTGGGCTAGTCAGGGCATAATTAAACCCAGGAAGATCATAGATTTCGCTGAGACTGATAGGGTTCACATAAATGATGAAGCAGCAGAACAAGTAATGGATATCCAAATTAATCCTATACCTAAAAAAATTGGATTCAAGTTCAAGTGTGGAGATATAGATTGTCCTACATGTACTGGTGATAAAGATTATGATAATCATTACACCATGTGTAGTGATTGGGAAGTGGCTCAAATGTATAGAAGAGATGGATTTGAGAAGACAAGACAACATATGATGAATATAGCAGAGACAAAGGATCTCTATTTGATAATGGGAACCCTTGCTCATAGATGGGCAAAGTTCATCAATGTGGGTATATTCTATCCACCAAAAATTGAGATGGTGATACAGAAATGATAAAGTCTGTGTCTATAGTGACATACGAGGACCAATACTTTGATGATTATGGTAACGAGACAACTTATGGCAGTACTAATGTATTAGGTGTATTCGAGAATAAAACACTTGCCGAAAGATTCATTGAAAATGAACTTGAAGTATGGCTTATGGAAGAGCATGATTTTTTTGGCAATAATAATGATGGTTTGTTTATTCTACGTACCAGACAGAGAGATACGTATCCAACATTCTTACAAAAACAATGGAATAAATATAATATCAAGAAATATACGATTCAACATGCTGGTGAATTAAAGAATGCACGAAAGCTTAACTTAATGAGAAAAGAACGATTTGCACAACAGACATTAAATGAAATGCATGAAGTGATTAATAATGACTAGAGTAATTTGTCCACGTTGTGGCAAATACGGATTATTCAGGCCTTGGAAAGATGGTCATAACGGAAGGGGACATTTGGTATATCATAGAAAGCGGGATAACTAGCCAAACCGATGTTACCTCGATCCCCTAACATCTATCGATATTAAAGCAGATATAACGATGGAACAGCAGAAGCAACTCAAACTGATATGACATGACACAGCGTAAAGGACAGAATCTCATTAATTATATTTATAAAACCAGAAAGAAAGCAATGCAACAAATAAAAGTACCTGGTTTTCCTGAAATAGAACATTTCCTACGATGTCAGAAAGTTGATCAAGCCATATTTTATATGTCAGACGAAGAGTTTGATAAAGCGATTTCTACTATCTAGTCGCTAATATCATTTTTTAGTTCTCTTAGGTGTTTTTCACCCGACTTGGCGCGCGCCGTAGAAGCCTCTGGATACGTAAAACATATTAATTTTACCTAACTTAACAATAGCATCACGACAGAAGAGATACCAGATTACACACAGATAGCACTAGACGAACTTAGATATCGTTACTCAAAAAAGAGGGAAATAGGCCATGTTTCTGATGTGGTCAATTGTCCCAGGCAACGTGTGTTTAAGGAGCTTAGTCCGACTGACGTCACCATGCGAGAGCTAAACTACTTCACCCGTGGAAAGGCGATGCACGAAGCCTTACAGGGATTGTTTCTTTCAAATCCACGCAGATTCAAGAAGGAATATCCAGTAGACTTCGAAGATACAGAGGCAACGATTGACCTATACGATAACAGGTTAAAGGTTGCGATAGAGTTCAAGACTCATGATACCGAAGATATCGAGCAACCTCACAAGTTTCATTTAGATCAGCTCAAATATTATATGGCAATACTAGATTTAGATAAAGGTGCCGTAATTTACCAACTTCTGAGGCATAAAGGAGAGAAACCATTGAAACAATTTCCTGTTTATATGAAGAAGTGGGAGAGATTGGCCCAGTTAGCTAAACTTTCGTCAGAGATGGAGAGTCTAAAGAATGCAGTGGACAAGAAAGATCCATCATTAGCACGTGCCATTTATGACGATAAGGAGCTAAATTGGTTATGTTGGACATGTCCATTCAAAACTGAATGCGAAGGTATGCGTCCAACTTAATTGTACTACCGTTTTCATGTAAATGTCGTCACATTATTACACATACATGTAAGGTACGCCTAATATTATTTTACCCAATTGTTGTGTACTTTTCTTTAAAAACCTTTATTACTCACGCTACATGTCATCTTATAGATGATTTTAACTCTCCTGAATCACGAAGGAAAGAAAGTTATAAAATTAGACTGTCAGTTTGAGATTGAAGAACACAATTACAGGAAAATGGAACAAGTAGCTAAAGACTTGGGGCTAACAACTATGGTTCAGTATATAGGCTATGCTATGAATAAGGTAATGCAAGCACACTGTACTGAGTCTAGTCGGGTCAGGTTGGAATCTTCTTTAGAAGCGCGTTAATTCTGCTTCGTTCCTCTTCTAAGTGTTTAAGTTCTTCAGCTAGGGCTTTCTGATAATTGTCAATGTCTAGTTTCTGGTCTACGTTAGAAGCAGTGGTATCGCCAAATCTATTCTTCTGCCAGTTTTGAGCTGCCCAGTCCCTGGATTCAATATACCTATGTTTCTTTTCATAGTAGACTATCATTTCCATAAGAACATTTTTCATAAGATCCTTTACACTTTCTATACCATATTTAGCTGCTTCTTCTATAACGATTTTTTGAAAGATCCTATCCAACTTTTTTGGGTATGCCAGGTATGAATACTTTTCTCTAGTATCGTCTTTATCTATCTTCACCATTCTAGCCATGTTTTATCACGCCCCTCCCTCTCTGCAAGGTATCTCATTTCTTTAATTATTGTATGTGTCTAGAAACATTTAAAGCTTTGTAGACATTTGTGTAGAATATTTACAAATAATGGCAATACGAATACGTACTAATGTTGACATTTGACTCCTTTCATACCTAATATAGTATCATCATCTATATTTAGTTATGTGTTTATACACTATACCCGTAAAGATTTAATAACATGTACCTTTAAGTTATGTAGATATGACTGACTGGACGGAAGAAGTGATTCGAATGAGAAAGGAACTGCACAAACTCTATGATTTTATGAACAGTCGCGACAATAAGGAGATTAAAGAATTTGTGGAGGAGAAGGTGAAATGAGTACAATACAGGTTCAAGAATATCAGCATAAGAAACCAAATGCTTTACTCAGGCAGGGTATTGGAAAATATAAACATATTCGTGGAGCATCTAGTGATGGTAAAGATGGTAGATGTGCCATTGGTATAATGCTGTCCGAAACAGGTTGGGACGGCAAATCCCCCGCCCATGCTACCAGGTCATATGACGGCATGTTTAGAAAAATTATTCGAATGAATGATGAGGAAAAGTTGTCACTCGAAGAGATATCCAATAAATTAGAGGAGATGGGATATTAAAATGGCCAAACTATGTCAAAATTATACAAACCAAAAGACGGGTAAAACATACCCAGGCTGTGGTCAACCTCTAAAATGGGTAGACGAACAACCTTTAACTAAGGTGGGAGAGTGGCCTGGCGGGCGACCAAAATATGCAGGTCATTATGAACATTATGACGGCTCACCTAGCAGACATGACGACAGCAACCCACCAAATCAGAAAGCATATCAACAGACGTATGCACCACAAATAGAACAATCGGATAAGGATCAAGCTAGATTACAAACAACAGGTTATGCAGATGCAAAATCTAGTTCATTATTTGAACAATTTACTAATACCAAGCTGGAGCCATTCATGAAAATATTGGAACAGAAACTTGACAAGCTTATTGATAATGGAGAAACCAAAGCGGCAAGTAACAACGTTGGTATAGTGTCGCTAAGCAGAGATCTGGACAATCTAGCCACACTAATGGAGAATAGATTAGACGAATTAGGACAGAAATTCGACGCTGTTTTAAAGACAACCTCATTTCAAGGGGCTGCTGAGCTCTACAAGAAGGAATCAGGAAATATCCTACCAGAAGGTGAAGAGAATGGCAACAACGGAGGAGATGAGGTATCCCTTGAAATTTAGGTTTACCCAACCTATCGCTAGCGAGGTTTCCACCACCGATGCTGTCAACGCGTGGGAGATGAGGCTCAGCTTATCAAGCCCTCTCCCAACCACGATCTGTTGTAGACCTAGAAATTGTTCAAGGCGAACCCTGGCGGCCCCTCCCACCTAAAGGCCAGGGAGAGGGTGATCAAACTCTTGGAGAGTAGAGGCTTCACAGTTGAGCCTGACGAAGTAGAATTTAATGGCTGTCTTACCGAACTTGGAGAGCGAAATTATACAGCAGATATCGTAGCGACACTGCGATTAATCGTAGAAATTGATGGTAAAGATCATGGTTCTAGGATTCACAAACATAAGGATGAGGTAAGAGACGATTATTTTAGACACATTCAGAATGCCCCCACCATAAGAATCGCACAAGATGTAGCGGTAGGCAAAAAGAAAATGTCTGATGCGCTACTTATGGCTGAGTTTTGTTATCAAATTTTCAGTAAGGGAGTCATATGAATTGTCGGAGTGCAGTTGTGGCAAAACTCACCGTTATATCTCACAATATAAAGATCAAAAATGTGATGCAATAGTTGGATATAAGCAAGGAAAATTAACAATATTTGGTAGGGACCAAATAACACTGGTATGTGGTAAAAATGCAACTCATATATTTTCCACAACTAGTGCACGAATTGGCACTACTATCACAGATAGACACTATCTTTGTGATGAACATTTCCAGAAGTTAGCAGTTGAAGAGTGGGGCATGGAGACAGTTTGACCCACTCGCACCAGTGCAGGCAATGTGGCTGCCTAAGCGATTGCTACGACAACTACTGCACCGCTAAATTCAGTATACCTCGTTGTCGGGTAGGACAATGTAGTACTATAACGGTACCAAAGATAGTTTGGGAGCTTGCGCTATGACATTGGCGACGACGGCATATATGGCCAACAGCAAATACCTACACAACCAAAGATATTGTAGACGCTGCGCAAAGTGGTACGGTCCTGAAGAATGGACCAAATTCGAATCTCCCAACAAATGCAAATGTGGTAACAGGATGAGGGTCACGCCACGGGGAAAGTGTAGACAGAGAATGAATGAGTTGAGGGATTACATTTGACACTTCCTAGTTGTAAGGGTTGGTGTGACAGATATGGCGGCATAAGATCCTTAAAATCAATTCGCTCTACTGAAGGACGCATATCTTGTAAATATACTGGTGGGGTAAGGTACTGTCCTCGTTGTGAGAAATTCTTCCTGAAGGAAATAGCAGAACAATTTGATAGAGGAGTTTACTGTCCATGTTGTCGGACAAAGACCAGGGGTAGGGCTAGCAATGCAAGGGCGGAGGTGTTTGAACTTGTCAGTTATTGATGAGGAAGAGATAGGCTCAGAGGACCTTTACGACTTGGATGAGGATGAGGGGGTAGAGGAGGAAGAGGGGGTTCAGGAAGATGACTAGCGTCGTTTCCACTCCAAACCAAGACCCTGTACCTAATAACACGACATCCATCCATCATCCATCCATCCATCCATCCATCCAAGGAAAATGGTACAAATGAGGAAATACGAAGCCACCAGGGATATACATTTTACTATATCATTAGACCAGTTGATTGAGATAGACAAATTTTGTGATAGTCATTATAAATCTTCTAGGAATGAAGGAATAAGAAAGCTCATTGAGGTTGGTTTAACTTGTATAAATAATTGGAGTAAAATCACTAATCCCGAAGTTCTAGACCAATTACATAGCCAATTCGAAGAGGGTACCATAGTAGACGATATCCAAAAAATGCAACCTAAACAGTTTGATGTTCTCTATTCAATATTTACAACTGAACATAAGGTTAGGTATGGAAAACAGGAGACTTTGCTTTGACCGAAGAAGAAAAGCTTGCAGTCCACCTCTCCCGACGTTCCATTGACATTGTGCTGGTCATACTAAATTTGATATCCACAACTGAAAAAGGCAAACACAAACTACTGGATAAACTCGACATAAATCAAAGTGACCTGAACGAAATAAACCAGGCCATATCTAAAGCCAAGGAAGTAGCGGACAAACATCTTGGGGAGTTGTACCGTTAATGCAGGTATGTAACAATCTATGCCACAGGTCATCAGTACCACGTGGCGACACTAGAAAGAATATCTATGAGACCAGGGTCTATTGTAGACTCTGCGAGTGTTACTTTTTGAAACCATATCCTTCTCACTGTGAATGCTGTACAACGTTAGTGCGACATGTGAAGGGGGGGCGGTTGAGGAAAGTGAAGTATGATTACAGTTATGGTTTTAAGAATGGTAGGTCGAGATGGATTGTAGAAGACATAAAAGCGGCTGTCGCGGCAGGGAGGCTTTAGTCATTTCTTATTCTTGCATCTTCACTATCGACATCTTTTCCCAACATATATAACAATATGATTCATAGTTATCTATATAATTCTCATCACATCCTGAACATTTTTTCATTTCTTATTCTCCTCCTCCTTTTGTCATCCATCCATTCATTTTTCCATGTCTTACAATCACATTTAACGCAAGCCATAATCATATAGTCTCGGTATATACGCAGTCCATGATCATTTGAGTCGTGAGGACAATCAGCGCATTTCATTTCTTGTTATTCCACCTTCTTCCTCATCTGCTCCTTGAATGCTTCGAACTCCATCTTCAATAAGGCTATCTGGCTATACACTTCGGCTGACTTTTGTTGCGATATACGTAGTTCATTCAACTCTTTTTGTAGTGTTGATATCTGGTCATCTTTATCTTCTAATTTAGTCTTAACGTCCGCTCCATGTGCTTCTATTTCTTCATACGATAGATATGTTAAGTAGGGTTCGATCTTATGAAAAAATGCTAATCTTTCACGTTCCGTCTTTCTGTAGTATGTACTACCTGAATGGCCTATGAAGCCCTCACTAAAATCTTGATATCCTAAGTCTGAAATCGTTGTCTTTACAAATCGTCTGAATGAATGGAAAGTGATTTTATGGTGCCTTCCTTTATTACTATCTCTTGCCCCATATCCTGCTCTATCTAGTGATGCGCTAAAATGTCTTGATATGGCATGATACATATATTCTATTTCGACTCCCTGGAATTTACCACTGCTAAAAAAGTAGTCAGTATCTTTGAAAGGTCTAACTACTGGTTTATTGTAATTCATTCTTTCTCTCTCTCTATATTTCTTCCACAACAATAACTGTCTCGTACACTCTTCAGTCAGGTAGACAGTCCTTGCAGTTTCTGTCTTTGTGTTTTCTGCTTGTAATCGAATTTTACGTTTTTCAAAGTTAATATCACAAAGTCGTATTGAGAGTGCTTCTGATGCCCTCATACCAGTAGCGGCTAATAACAAAGCATAAGTGAATAGCCTGACAGACGATTGACATGATTGTATGATTTTCCTTACATCTGCCTTCTCTAATGCTTCTAGTTCTGGTTTTTTCCTTTTCACATTTCGAACTCTTAATTTAAAAATTGTCCGACTGATTGTTATGTTGTTATACTCTAGGTAGACTTTGGCAGCAATCACTCTATTATTAATGGTAGATTTCGCTAAATTTCTTGATTGTAAATCCTGTCTGTAAGCGGTAAGAGCTCCATAAACATCAAACCTTTTTGTTTCAAGTGAAACGATAAAGCTATCTAGGTCCGTGTTGTATACTCTAGTTAGAAAGGAGTTGAAGTCGTTTAATCTCTGGGCATATGCCGTTCCAGTACCAGGCGAATCACCTGATACAACCTTACAAAAGTCCTCGATAGGCTTCGATAATACCAGTCGTTGCATCCGACATTAAGATAGAAAACTGGCCTTATATGTGTCTTGTTGTCACACAAAGGCAATTCTTTTAGTTATAACAAGGCACATAAAACGAGGATTTTTATCTTAATCCTCTATTGTCATTTCTTGGTTTCTGACTCGTCCAACAATCTAAGTTGGTATATTAGTTAAATATCTTGATACGAGATATTTGGGATAACGATCAAGGAAAAGTCTACTAAATGAAGGATATTTTATTGCGTCCCTGATACATCTATGTAACACTTTATGACATCGTACACATAGAGTTCGAAGGTTTTCTAATGAATGTTCTCCTCCCTCTTCTATAGGAATAATATGATGTGCCTCTATATCACCTGATTTGTTTATATCTGATTTATATCCACATATACAACTCCAGTTGTCACGTTGATATACTGCTATTCTTATCCTAGTAGGAATAGGATAGGTTGCAACAATAGTGGTCATTCCTTATTTAACATGCTCCTCGTGAAACCTGATTAGTCTAGCCACTATGCTGTCATAACTTTCATGCCTACTACCAAGTTTATCTAACTTGTCCCTGGTCTTCTTCTTTAACTGAATACTAGTAACTTCCTCCAATACTTGTCGTGTCTTCATAATGTTATATTTAATACTAGCTTGTGGGGTTATATAACCTATAGCACCTATAATACCATAACCTTATAATATGGCCATACTGTTAGGAGGAGTGATGTCGTGGAGAGCAAGGTTCGCCATTCTAGGGTCAATCTTTACAGGCGGTGTGTCTATCGCGGTGCTTTTTGGAGCCCCGCTTGCTGTAGAAGCAGGTCATCAATGATGGCGCAAACACACGCCATTTTTTTTAACAAGGGCGACATGATCTTTGGACGTAGCTTTAGCGAATGGACAGCAAAGTGGTGGCAGGCGTTCCGATACGCGAATTGGCGTCGGAATCTGGGACCTGTATTCATGATTCCTGGGGCGTGGATAGCCGAGAATGATAGTGGTATGGTTAAGGGTAATAATAAATTCAAGATCAAACGTGACAAGGCAATCCTCTTTGCTGTAATCAATTGTATTCAGCAAGAAGAATACGTATTGCAATCAATTATGACGATGGTTAAACAAAGGATGGATGTTGTAGATGTACCAGCAATTCAATTCATGCTCGATGGAGAGCCTATGATGGATCATATATGTCGTGTGAACAGCCCTACATTCATGTTACATGGAAATAAATGCGCTTCCGATGGGTTCTGGCTATTTTTGAGACCAAACACACTCGATCCAGGATACCATCTCATTACCTCGTATGGGACATGTAGCTCAGGAAAGACACAGATAGGAAATGACACGAACATCGAAATTATTCTGTAGATTATGCGGCTCTTGGATCCATGTCAAAAATCTGAGGGACATAACCTGGCATCTATCTAATACACATATCGTCGACCAAGAAATCCTAGTCCGTGAGGGAATCATGATGAATTCTAACCTTGATCAGAGCTAGTCTCATACTCCTTTGTGCCCTGGTGTTTGCTCTAGGCGCGCTTGTGGGTCTCTCTGCGGTCGGTGCATGTATTGGTGACACATGTGGTGATTCAGAGGTCTTTGTTCATGATCCTAATGAGCCTCTCGTCTTTGGTCACACATTTTCCTATTGGTCAATTCAGTGGTATAAATGGGTGATGCCATTTCCACCATCTCAATCACCTGAGCTGGATCAGACAGGTAATGCGACACAGAATTCTCAACCAGGGGGCCCAGTCTATTATTTAGCTGGGGAGCATGGTGCATTGGCTCCTGATAGAAATATAACAATGCCCGCATACAAGCACGTTGTCTTCCCTGTTTTGAATACACTCGTGGCGTATTTTCCAGCACAAGATGGACCCTTCTCGTTCGTCAAGGAGACGGGGTTCGCCAAGCAAGCACAGATCGAATGGGGGCCAATATTTGATAAACCTGTTATTGTAGAGGCGTCGCTAGATGGTAGACCTCTAGGCATTGTCAGGGATGTCACGCCTGTATTTGATCTCAAGATTCCCACAGAAAACGTCTTTCATGATGAATTGAAAGGTAGTGGCGATGCACGTGCTATAAGTGCTGGATATTGGGTCTTCCTTCTATCAGGATTTAGCGCTGGAAATCATACCCTTGTTTTTTATGGACATTCAGATAATGGATATTTTGCTGGCGCGACATACCATATTCATGCCTATAAATAGATTTTAAAACTTCCAAGGTAGGCATTTGAGACCCACGAACTAAAGCGCAGGATTTTCGTCACCTATGGAAAACGCGCGTAATGTTAGTAATGTATATCGGATTTATAAATACTACTAGTATCCCACTATAGCGCTAGGCTATATCTCGGGAATTTGCTGTTATTTATCCACCTCCTTCTATCTCCCCGTCTAACGAAATATAACGGTGTTATAAATATAAGGTTTTCGTATAGATACCTTTAAGTTATATAAGTATATTAGATAGAGGTAACAAAGACGAATAATGCTCGACGAAAGTGTTCTAAAACTTACATTCGGGGTTGGAATTTCTTTCTATAATGATGTAAGGGGCTTGGAAAGATGTCTTAGATCGGTATACGGCAATATTGAGTATGTTCTTTGTGTTGATGGTAGGTACAGCTACAATAAAGATTTTGAGGGACCACTATCGACAGATGGTTCGCGTGAATACATACGTAGCATTGCACATGAGTTTAAGGGTCGTGGTATCTCATTAATTGACGCGCCAGATCTGACAGAAGCAAAGAAGAGACAGGTCTATGTTGATGCCACAAAGGATTATGGAATAGACGTTCTTCTAATTCTTGACAGTGACGAATATGTTTTCTGCGCTGATTGGTGTGCTTTTCGCCATGAATGCTATCAAGCAATGGTTGTCCGCGATCATGGTTCATGGCAGATCTACAACATACCTTTTCGTGAACCGATGAGTCGACCGCGTCTGTGGTTCCAACCATATAAAATTGAGGTGGGACCGTGCCATTATGATTTCACTCTTAAGGACGACGTAGAATGTAGAGAAATCAATCTAGGTGGAGATATAGTTCATGAAATTGGTAACATTGTGATTTCACATAAACACGACTTACGAACTGTAGAGAGTCAGTTCGCTCGTGAGAATTGGGAAAAACAGCAGGTAAGAGAAGAGGACATTCACAGAAACGAGTTGAGAGAAAAAATGAAAGCTGAACGTAAGGCTAGACAGACATGAACTACCTCGTGACAGGTGGCTATGGTTTTATCGGCTCACATCTAGTCGAGAAGTTGATTGAGTCAGGCCATAACATAACAATCTTAGACAATCTGAGCAATGGGCATTTAGAGAATCTTGCCAATATACACAACGAGACTTTCTATAGAACGACAGACGTACAAGACTGTGATAAGGTGGACTTTAGTTCTAGAGGAGAAAGAATAAAGTTCGACGGAATTTTTCATCTTGCTACTGCCCCACGATCCGCAAGTCTCACGAATCCTAAACAAGATATTGAGGTTAATTGTAAGGGCATGATCGCAGTTCTCGAGCTAGCAAGGAAACATGATGCTAAGGTCGTGTTTACAAGTAATAGTGGTATATACGGTCCTATGTCATATTATGATGATATTGGTGTAAGTTTTCGGAATATAGGTATAAACGAATATGGACATAATGTGCCGACAACTCCTTATGATGCCGATAAACTAGTAGCCGAATATTATTGTAAGATATATCATAATGTCTATGGTGTCAGGTCCTGTGTCGTGCGATTCGCTACTGTGTATGGCGAACGTCAGACAGTGAATGAAGTATTGAACTGGCGCCCACTGGTTGCAACGTTTGTTAAGAATGTAGTGAACAATGAGGAAGTAGTGGTTAATGGTGATGGCGAACAAACCAGGGATTTAATCTATGTTAAAGATGCAGTTCAGGGAGTCATAAAGGCAATGGACAGTAATATCAATGATGCCGATATATTTTTACTGTCTACAAACACTGAGACTTCTGTTAATACTATTCTGAAGACTGTAGAAGCAATTGCTAAAAATAATGCTAAGATGATAAAATTCACAGAACCATTGAAAGGGGATATCAAAAGAATGAGGTATGACTATTCTAAGGCTAATAAAGTATTAGGATTCGAGCCACAATATAGTTTACAACAAGGGATTAGAGAAATGGTTAAACAGTTGCTGGTACAAACTTAACGTAGGGATCTTTCGTTCCTACTACTAGCGGTATGTTAGGCCCATTATCTGATATTTTCATGTGCCAGAAGAAGGCAGAAAAATCACACCAGATTGGTATTCCTAACTCATGCATTTCATTACTCATTACGACATCATTGTTCATTCCTTCATGGGGTGGTAGCCCCATAATTTTATCATCAAGACTGAATGATAACTTCTCAGCAACATCTCTTCTTAGGATTGGGAACGGCTCACCCATAAATCGAACTGGTACTGGCTGTTGTTGTGACATTACTCGTTCGTATTCTTTTGAGCCAACTAGCATAGACCTGAATATGTAGGGCCTTCTATTTCCAGTTGGTTGCATTGACACATTAAGAAAGTCTCTCTTTTCAGTATTGTCGTAATTTGCTACACCACAAACAAAACCATAATCCTTCTCCTCGATATGTCTAAGTAATTTGTTTATGCTCTCGCTATTTACTACAAGGTCGTCACATAAAATTGCTAGGTGTGTGTATTCTTTATATTGCTCCAAGAATGCTTTGCGCATTAATCTGTTTGTCTGATGGATGGGATACCAATAATATATTAATTTGTCAAACCTAGTGAGATATCTATCTACTGCTTCATCAAACTGCTTCAGATCATGTGCTTTTTTGATTATCACAAGTAGTTTCACATGACTAGGTATTGTGATAGATGATGTATAACTTGCTGTCTTTTCAACTATAAGTAACTTCACATTGCCTTTAATATTACCGTCAAAGATTACCTGATCACCTGGACTTATCTGACTATGTGAACCATCGGAAATGCTTACTGTATAGACTTTGCCATCTATATCCATTTCTTCGAAAAATTTTATCATGTTGCTGGCACAAACTTAGTAAACGGCGGACGAGTGCCTACAACCAAAGGAATAGGATGGGCCTCTGACGTCTTCATATGGTAGAAGAAGGCCGAAAAGTCACAATAGATTGGTATATGTAAATCATAAGCTTCGGTGGACATTACCACGTCGTTGCAACAACCCCAGGACGGATCAGAATATCCATTCATTCTATCATCAAGATCAAATGAAAAGCGCTCAGCAACATCCCGTCTTATTATTGGGAACGGTTCCCCCATATGAAGTATTTCGATAGGTTGAGGTTGAGACAAACACCATTTATGTTGTTCAGATCCAACTTCCACCCAGATATACATGTAGTTTCTTTTTCTACCAGTAGGATATAGGGATACATTCAACATGTTTTTCCTTTCAGGCGTGTTGTCTACATTAGCAACACCACAAACAAAGCCATATCCATTCTCTGTGTGTTTTAATATTTTATTCACACTTTCTTCATTAACAATCAAGTCGTCGCAGAGTATAGCTAAGTGGGTATACTCCTTACTGAGCATGAATGCCTGACGTAATAAGGGCCTAGTTTGGTATATTGGATACCAGTAAAAGAATATCTTATCATATTTGTATAACACATCATCGACGGCTTTATCAAAGGCGGGTAGGTCGTGTGCCTTTAAAATCGCGACTAATAATCTCAAATTACTCTTTTTTATGCTAAGTAGATACTAAATAGGTATGAGTATAGTAGCTAGTCCTACCCAACAGGGAACAGGGACGGGTGCACCTCCAGCACATCTACAGACAAATATCTTAAATGGTGGTGTAAGGATTGCCAGTTCGACTAATCCAGGAGTACAAAATGCTGTATACGTTATCACTGGTGGTCCTATAACGTCGAATGTTAATCTAGGTTTGCCAGCATTATCATCGGATGACACTATCGCAACACTTAATTCAAATAATGTGTGGACTTCACCACATACTTTTACTCAGGGACTAACAGCACAGGGGCCTATCAATGCAGCTTCAATAAATTCAACAGGTTCAATCAGTACTGCTAGTCTATTAGCGGGTTCGGTAACTGCAAATGGTCCTATGAGTACAACTGGAGACTTTAATGCTGCTAATCTTGTCACCCCAGGCTCTCTACAGGTAGGTACAGCAGCTACTATAACAGGAGCAATAAACGCAGCAGGGACTACAAATCTAGGAACCACGATAGTTACAGGTAATCATACAGTTACTGGAACTACGAATCTGGGAACTACAAATACAGGCGCACATACAGTTACAGGTGCACATACAGTTAATGGTAGTGCACAGATAAATGGGTCACATATTGTTTCAGGCACCTTTAACAATAGTGGTAATGGTTTCTATATTATCTCAGGGAAGGTAACTCATAATCCCTCCACTATAACCTATAGTAGTGGGGGCAGTAACCACCTTACTCTAACTAATGATATTCTTGGAACGGATACTGGTGTTTATGGAATCAACACTGGAGCAAGTCATGGTCTTGTAATTGCTACTACTCCATCCCAAATCTTAGGAATATTTAATCGTACCGCTACTCAGCAGGCAAGTTCGGGGAATGTTACAGCTCCAGCTACTTATACGACTGGCGTACAAAGTATGATAAATCAAATGTATACCGCTTTACGAAACTTTGGACTCCTTGCTTAAATTATTTATCTGGTAAATCTTCTATATTAATCTCTACAAATCGCCGTCTCTGACTGCCTTCTCTATGAAAAACGAATACTGGCTCCCTGTTTTCATCCTTGCATTTACCACATAGATAAGCTATGGCACTACCGTCATGGTGTGCTGGTTTGTTTAGTGCACGTTTATGAGATATTGGTACTCTATAAATTCTGTCAGATACCCAGAGAAAGTCAAAACACGCGGAACAATGTAGAGCGCCTGGGTCAATCTGTGTGAGTCCTACTTCACGAGCCAATCTTTCTAATTCCGTATAAACCGCCATACTTCCGTAGCCATTATAACTCATACCTTTTAGTTCTCTACTTACAATATAAAAGATACTAACATGTATGTCGTCTGAAGTCGAAAGATTAGAACGCGAAAATCAGATACTAAGGAACGCATTGTCTGAATTAGAAGCAGAAAAAGCCACACTAGCACATACATTTCTAGGCTCTTCACTCCGAATTAGAATGTTGTTACAGCCAACAACGGGACAGGAAAACAATGCCAATCCTGCCCAGTGACGTTCTATACTATCTGAGTGGAGGAATAAGCAATACAGACCCTAATCTGTCGTTAGGGGGTGCAATAAGCTCAACACAATTCACAGATGATATGATGCACAATATGTTCGCAGATGTTACAGGAACTGAGACGACGACAGGAAGTACGAAATATCGCTGTATCTATATTAAAAATAATCATGCAACGTTGACAATGGGGGCTGTAAGCTTCTTTATTAATACCGAGGCTTCTTCTCCAGACAACACAATTAGGATAGGAGTAGGAACCTCTGCACTCAATGGGGTCGAACAGACAATAGCAGACGAGAACACTGCGCCTATAGGTGTGGCGTTTAGCGCCCCGACAACTGCTGGCACTGGCCTTAGTATTCCCAACATTCCAGCTAACGAAACATTTGCGTTGTGGTTCCAGAGAATAGTAAATCCTTCAGTGAGTCGTGACTACTTTGGTAATACGTTTGTGTGGGAGATAAACTTTCAGTCTAGTTCGGTTTAGGTAAACTTTTTATGTTATGTATATGGAGTTACCCATATGTGGGGTAAGAAAAATAAAGAGGTCAATCCTCTGATTTGTTCAGCTAGCCCTCGTGACATCCCAGAATTCCTTGAAGCCGCTGCAAAACTACCTGCAGATAAACTCTTTGCGAAATACCATACCGAAAGAGAAGCATATCGTTTACTACGCAAATACTTCCTAGGCGCTAAGCAGTATACACATATGGTACTACTTAGCGATGACCTAATTGTCACCCCAAAAGAGTATGAAATGCTTTTGAATGATGTTAAGGAGTTTGACTATCCAGTAATCGCAGGCACATGCAATATACAATATGACACGCCTAACGATTACGTTACTGGTAAAACCATACGTTATGGTAGATTTGTGGACTTATACAAAAAGGAAGAGTTATTCAAAGGCGATCCTATCAAGTTCTGTGAGTTTGACGGCTTTGCGCTTACATTCATAAGGAGAGATATTGTAAAGAAGATAGAATTTCATTCCAAGATGTATACTAGCACTGCATTCGATTATGCTTTTGCGCAAGAGTGTTTAGATCGAGGTATACCCCAACGCGTCGATACTCGTGTCAAGATGCTTCATTTGGCATGCAGGAAGGGCGCAGCCAAACAGGAAAATTGGGGCGTCGGCATCAAGCCGCCGACAATGATATTTGAGCGATACAATCCTTAACGTAATTTAGTTCTCTATTTCCATAGTTCACTTTCATTATCGTATAATTTGACATTCAGAGAACATACTATAGCAAGTGACGATTTAGCAGTTAAGGTCAAACGATATAACCCAGACAGTATTGGAAACAAAATCGGAAGATGGTGGGACGGTGTTAAGCATAAAACAGATCATGAACAACATTTCTTTCCAGAACCTAACTTTTCAGAGCATGTACGAGGTTGTGGATTTCTTACCGCAGAATGCAGGCGATGGGATGAAGAACTTGATGACTATACCGACTGGTTCTATCTGGCTAAAAATAAACACAATCTTTTAACACAGAATGGTAGAGACTATTTCCATGTTCAGTGTTATGGAATAGCAGCTTCAATCTCAGCACAGACTGGAACAAACGGTATGAATTGGATAGGATTAACTAGTTCTACAAGCGCTCCACTTACAACTGATACTATCTTAGTAGGCGAAATCACTACGAGCGGTCTTACACGAACGTTAGGAACTGTGGCTCACACGCTTTCTGCGACTACAACCACTGTGAGTAATACTTTCACCGCTACTGGTACGTTAACCAATGTTCAAGCATCCGCCCTCTTCAATTCTAACTCAGGAGGAGCTAACATTATATCACATGAAGCAACCTTTACGCCTACGACGCTTAATAATAATGACCAGCTCGCGATTACGTGGACACTTACATTAAGTTAAGCCTTAACTGATAACCTTAGGCTAACAATAGCCTATTTATTAGAGGCCGACTTTCCTCTTATTTATGAAAGAACGTTGGTCAACAAAAAAATATTTTATCAATCCTCAACATTATATTAATTTAAAATGCGTTAAATGTGAGAAGCAATTTACTAGGAAGAAGGGATATCATGAAATGTGTATTAGCAGAAGCAAAGGAAGAGGTCCATTCTGTTCTCCCAAATGTGCGTTAACTGGTAGAGTAGTTTCTGATACTGAAAGACAAAAGATTTCCGAATCTCAGAAATATATATCATTTCAAAATAGAGGTAGAAAAGGTCATCCAGTATCTCAGGAGACGAGAGATAAAATCAGGATGTCGAAGATAGGAATATCAAGTAAGACTGATTGGAATATAATCGCAACTGACGCAAGAAATCGTGGAGTATCTAAATATGTAGTAATGAGAGCGCCAATTCCAGATTATATTTTTGTTCAGAATGGTAGACTGGTTGCTGTAGAAATAGAAAAAGAGCAATGGGAAACTGGTATCAGATCAAAAATGAATGAGTATGAGGGATATCATAGCAAATGGGATAAAGTTATTATTGTTTGGTACACTCCTGACAATATCAAAAGAAAAGAATGGACTTCACATAATGGTAGTTGGAATCTAGTTACCTCCTAGACGGTTAGTTCTCTCTTTTCTTTTTCATTTAATTTATTTCATTATTGACTAGGCCGATTAAAGGTTTAACAGGCATCGCCGCTACAGGCGATGGTACTCATTTTGGTAGTAACGATATTGACAAGATAAATGATCTTCTAACTGGAGGAGTTCAAGCAGGAGATCCAGTAACAATAAACACTAATACGACTTTTGGTAGTGGTAACCTGAGGGCTACAAATCCAACTCTTACAAACATACTTTCAACTGCGATGTCACTCAGAAATCCAACTAACACATTCAGCTCTACGGTTGTTAATCCCACGGTTACCGCTAACTCTAACTTTCAATTCAACATTCCATATGACTATTATATTTTTATAGATCCAGACGATGGGAATAAGTATAAGGCTAGGAACGGTAGAACTGGAGCAATAGACTATGTTGATTCCACTAATGCGGATGTAGTAATAAATGGCGCGATAAATTCCTTATCATCAACTTCAACACAGGGAACTAGTGGACCCACCTTGAATGTCTGGACTGGTGGAAAGTATGGAAAAATATTTGTCGGCCCTGGGACATTCAGCGTTGCCAATTCCATAGTACTACAGAGCAATATCTCCCTGACAGGATGCGGACCTCACGCCACCACGTTCAAACTCCAGAACAGTCATGCCAATAATGCAAATTCTACCGTTATGAAGAGTTTTAGATATGATAGTAAATCGTTCGAGGGTATAGGTGGCACATCGGCTGGGCAATGCGATATAGGAATACAGCTGTCACATTTCACAATAGATGGTAATAAATCCAATAATGCCACGTTACTGGATGCAAATGTTAGAACTTCCACCGTCTCAGGTGGTATAGAAACCGCGGTCCCAAGCTGGGGTTTTGGAATTGCATTGTATGCCTCAGACACATACCTTGACGATATTGAGGTGTTTAATTGTAGGGGTGCAGGAATATGTATTTGCGGCCCTGCGGGCATCAACTATTCTGATGGTAATGCATATACTAACGTTGGTATGACTAGACTATCGAATATATTCGCCTATACAAATGACCAACAAGGGATATTGAATCGAGGAGGGGGTTATTTCATGTTGAATAATTTTGTAACAGCCCATAATGGTGAAGCAGGATATGATAGCGAGATCTGTGGGGGGGCCTCTCCGTTTTGGGCCGCTACATGCGCATTTATAAGCAATGGCCAAATATTCCAAGATGGAGATAATCACGCAAACGAGACAAAGAGTGTATTTAATCCAAACGCATATGAGATGCGTATTTGTGGCGGTCATGTATTCATGACGAATTGTTGGGTTGAAGGACCAGATGGTCCAGGTGATGCGATAGTACTCGGACTATATGGATTATCAAACAATATGCCTCTTGGAAATGGTTTCCAACTAGGCACTAACTGTAGTACAATAACAATGAGAAATGTGTATATTGATAACTGTCACTATCAGGGACTCAGGGGCTCATCAAGCGCGCAAAGATGTGATATTGAGGCATATATAAATTGCGAAATAGAGACAGGTTGGGGCACACAATATGGTCAGGCTGGTGCATATTGGGCGGGTTCAACAGGAAACAAATTGGACCTGCATATCAAATATCTACCCTCTCCACCTGGTGATACGACTATATATCATCCAGCGTTTACCCTGGGGAATACATCAGGAGCTGCATCCGATAATAATAATATCACATTACACTTAGCCGCAGTACAATATCTTATCAGATGGAATGCCTCCGCAGGAAATGGAAATATCATTAATATTATATACAACCTTCGAACAGACGCGGCGGCAGCCCCTCTTGGTTTCTTTACACCAGATAGCACATCAATTGATTATACAAAGAACATTATCAATGTGCAGGCCGCAGATTACGGACTCTCAACTGTAGGGTTTATGAGCCAGAATGGTGGTACTGCCACACTTACAGGAAATGCAGCAACCACCGTTTTTACAGTTGCTCATGGCCTATTTGCAGCACCCAAAGTCGTAGAAACAAGAGCCAGTAACTTGGCGGCAGCCAATGCCCCAGCTTACTATACGACTGCAGATGCTACAAACATAACATTTACTTTCGTCTCTGCGCCTGCTACTGGTAGTCTTACATACTGGTGGAATGCTAGAGTAAATGTTCAATAAGAAAAAGCCAGAAATGCATATAATAACTCCTTAGTTCTCTCTTTTCTTTTTCTTTCATTTATTTCGTTAATTATTGGTTAGACCTATTAAGAATTTAGCAGGCAGTATCGCCACAGGTGACGGTACTCATTTTGGTACTAATGATCTTGACCAGATAAATAATCTATTTACTGGCCAAGACCAGTCTGCCACAGATCCAGTAACAATCAATACTACTACAACATTTGGTGCTGGTAAACTACTGGGTGGTAACTTTCCATATACATATATTATATATAAATCTGGTAGTAATTTCATTGCTGATAGTGGACAGGGAATTAGTCCTAGTACAAGTACAAGCAATTCGGACTTTGCAACACTATTTAATAATGTAATTAGTGGCATAAATCCAGCTGGAACACCTACCCGTATTCAATTAGGGGCTGGGGACTTTCCTATTAACAATCTCATATCAATTCCACCATCTACAATTGGAAATATAGAGGTTAGAGGTATGGGTATGGGTGTCACAAACCTACTCATGAGTACTGGCCTGAATAGTCAAGGTGCTAATGACGCCATAAAGGTTGGTGCACTTACCGTGTCAAGTTCTGGGAATACTGGAACACTTACTGCTAACGCAAATATCAAAGCTACGACTGTGACAATGTCCACAGCAGACTCGGCAAAGTTTGCAGTTGATGATTATGTCTTGTTGGAGCACACTGGAATATATTCAGCAGCACCATCAGGTGGTGCACGACAGGGAGAAGTTCATAGAGTCACTGCCGTCAACACTGGCACAGGAGTTGTCACGTTAAACACTCCAATTCTTGCGAATTACACTACAGCGAATACTGCACTGCTCATAAAGCTGACATTACTGACTAACGTTAAATTCGCACATCTTACCATAAAGAAAGATGTTGGAAATCTTACGTCAAGTACTATACAATTCTTCACTGCATATCATGTCAACAACATGCAACTTGATTGTGTCCAACTGATAGACAGTGTTGCTAATTTCTATAGTGCTTTAACATATCAATCATGTATAAACTCCTCTATAACAAATTGTTATATCCTACAGAACGCTGCTAACGCGTCCAATCAGCAGTATGGAATAGCGCTTACATCTCACTGTACTAACATAATAGTTGATCATTGTAAGGCATATGGATCATGGAGGCATCCATTCGAAGTTACTGGAAGGACTAGTGTATCAGATCCATGCACTGCTGGACAAGGAAGAAACGTCACGATTAGCAACTGTCTTTCAATAGGCTCTAACACTGGATCTTTTGATACTCATGCTGATGCAGATCAGGTAAGGTTTGAGAATTGTGCAGTTCTTGGAACTACAGGAGGAAATGGATTTGAACTGCGGTCTGCGAGACCAGTGGTGTCAAATTGCACTGTTAATGCTGCAGTGACTAGAGGTTTTGATTTATTAGAAGATGCGAGTGACGCACAAATAATAAGTTGTTCAGCATCAAATTGTGGAAATGAAGGACTGCGTATTCAGACAAATGTTAAAAGAGTGAAAGTCATTGGAGGTTCGTATAATAATAATAGTAATGATGGAATTAATGTAGCAATAGGTGCCGACTATACTGTAATCTCTGGTGTCAATGCCAATAACAACACCTTCAATGGCATCAAAATAATAGATACAGATCATGTAAACATAAATGGATGTCTTACAACAGGAAATACTCTACATGGAATATATGTTAATGCACCAACACTCACATTAAGTAATGTCAGTGTAAGTAATAATGATACTACAGGAAACACTCTTTCAGGCATATTATTAGATCCTAATGTGACTGGATCGTCGTCGACGTTTTTGGGCAACGGATTACTACTTAGAAACCCCGCTAACACATTTACTTCTACCATAGTCAATCCAGCGGTAACAGCCAACTCCACCCTTCAGTTTAATGCACCATACGACTATTATATTTTCATAGATCCAGACGATTCTAGTAAGATTAAGTGTCGAAGTGGTAGGACTGGCGCTATAGAATCGTCGCATGCAACTAATGCAGACGTCCCAATACAGTACGCATTAAATCAACTTACATCAGGTGGATCTATATTTATAGGAATAGGTAGTTTTCCAATTACTAGTCCAATTACATCGTCTCATGGTATCAACATAGTAGGCAGTGGGAGAGGAAACACGACTCTACTTCACACAATGACAACAGCTGCAGCTCTAATATCTCTGATAGGTGACAATTCCATACTTGCAAGACTTACTGTAGATGGGAATTTTCCCACAAACTCAACTGCTGTATCTGCAGAGATATCCACTTCTGGTACAAATGTGATTATTACAGATTGTGAAGTGAAGAATTTCTTAACTCGTGGCGTAGCTAATTCTGGAAAAATAACACTTGCAAATTCAATTATAGGGCCTACTACTGGTACTGCCACTGGTTCCACTCCTGGCGGATTTTGGTCTGGTTCTTTGACTGCATGGAATAAGATAGAGAACTGTAGATTTGAAGGTATTAATGGTGGCGCTATGCTTTATACAGGATATACCATAATTAGTGGTTGTATTTTTGGCAATAATAACAACGCCTCATTCGGTGGTGGTCAGCTTGCGGCCTCAACCAATGGAGTTGTCACTATAATAGAGAATAATATCATATATCCTGGGGCAGTAGCTGGAGCAACAGGACTGGAGGTGAATAATGGTGATCATTTCGTCAGAGGTAATTGGATAAATGGACAGGCCTCGGCAGGAATAGCTGTTAATCCAAGCGTTCCTATTGGTAATACTGTCATATCTGACAACGTTATATCTGGTTGTGGAACAAGCGGTATTCAGTTTATTGCTGGTGGGTCAGGACAGCAGTATTTTCAAATAAAAAATAACAACTGTAAAGGGAACGGTCATTATGGTATAGAGATTGGTGTAGCGGCGCATAATAACTACACTATCACAGGCAATATACTTTATGGAAATACACTAGGTCAGCTTCTAGACAATGGGACTGGCACTAGTAAAACTGTGATTAATAATATTGGTTATAATCCTGTAACACAATCAGCAATAACTGTTACTACCTCACCATTTACATATACGAACATTGACGGATATCCAGAGGTCGTGACAGTAATAGGCGGAACAGTAAGTCTAATTCAGCTTAAAAGGGGAGCAACAACAATCACACTTTTTACATCAACCCCAGGCTCGGTTTACTTACAGCAAAATGATGCTGTGGTTGTAACATACAGTTCGGCACCTACAATGGAGAAGTTCCCACAATAGCACTTTAGTTCTCTCTTTATCTATTTCTCATTTATTTTTATTGCCTAACACTAGTCATAAGTTTGACCCTACTAATTGTAACTATACCAGTTGGAGTCCTGATACATGTGGTTGTATAATAACATATGAATGGGATAAATCAACTAGAGATACTCCTGAGATAAGGGAGCATAGGCCTGTTCATGAAGACGTTCTAATTATCGGTCAGGACGGTCAGCCTATAAATCATAATAAAAAATGTGAACATCATAAACACTTACCTGACACAAAGGCTCATTTTGATACCATTCTAGAGGAAAACCAGCGTAAGAACAAAGCTCATGCAGAGATAGGTATTGACAAACAAATAACATGGGAGTTTGATTCTAAACGCAAATTGCATATATATCACGAAGGTAAGAAAGTTCTAGAAGTTGCCAAAAGTTGACGACTCTGGCCTATATTGTAGGTTCATATTATTTAGGTAATACTAATACTGCAAATACAACTACCTTCGCCACTTTAGCAGGTAATACTCTCGCTAATCAGGTTACGGAGGCTAATGTTCAAACTAGGTTCAGAGACGCTGGCAACTTCACTAATCTATTGATACGGGTTATTGCTAATACTTGTTCAGCGACTACGACTTGCACTTTAAGAGATAATTCAGTATCAGTTAACAACACTGTAAGCATACTTACAGGACAGACGTCAGGAGAATTTGAGGATACAACACCACATACTGATACTATAACAGCAGGCCATGACTATAATCTTACAGTCGTTCCTGCTGGTGGTTCGACAGGTGTTGTAACGATATCAGTAATTAGGACACTTTTTAATACAACAACAAATACAGCTACAAGATTAGTATGTAGTAATGGTAACGCAATTACTGCAGTAAGTACAACATATTACAATGTGATATCTGGAGTAAGTGGAACAACTAACACTACTGAGGCTCCAGCTAAATGCCGCCAGTTACTGGCAGGTACAATGAATAATATGATGGCGGAAGTATCTGCTAATAGCAGGACGACCACAACCACAGTAAACAGCAGACTAAATGGCGGTAACGGAGCAACGACTATCTCAATATTAACATTGGCAACGGGAATAAAAGAAGACGTGACATTGACTAATGCCGATACAATTTCTGTAAATGATGATTATTGTACTGCTTATACTGTAGGAAATGACTCTAGTAAATCAATAACATTTAGAAACATTGCAGTAACATTCGTGTCTACTGCAGGATACACACAATGCTCAGTTGGTGATTCTATAGGCCTTGTTCCTATCGTTACAGTAGCCAGATTTATACCAATATCTGGACGATATTATAACTCTGGTACAACCGAGTCACAAGTTCAAATGAAAGCAGGAGAAACTAAAAAGTTTACTAATTTAACCATAGTTTTATCTGCACAGTCAGGTACAGGAACTGTAAACTTTAGAAAGAATGCTGGTAATGGTGTCCAAACTGTTTCAGTAACAGGTACAGGTGCATTCACAGATACGACTAACGTCGATTATGTAATATCTACAGACGAAGTTAATTATGCCTTTAGTGCTGGTGCCACTACAGGTAATACAGTTAACTCTTTGTCTTCCTGGGCCTTTGGCAAGGCCTTCGGCCTTGCAGAAACCACCACGATATCAGAGGTAATACCGAAAAGAAAAATAGGTAGACTATCAAAGCCAGTGTTTACCCATACTTAGTTGTTTAGTTCTTTACTTTAGTCTTTAAGTAAAGATATAGTGATTTGGGCGAATTTGTAACTACAGTTAATGCTACTAGTAATAGTTCAGCAAATACTGCTGACACATTTATAGAGTTATCTGGGGTAATTTTAGGAGTTAAACGTATTAGGGTAAGGCTTGGAGATGGCACTGCTACTGCAGGTCTAGATAATGATTATATAGTTAGTATAGCCCGAAAGACAGCTGGCGGTGCCACTGGAACTAGTGGAACGATTACAAAAATGAATATAATGGGTGCTGCTTCTGGCGCTACGGTTAACGTTAAGAACGGTACTGGTGCTTTCACAACAGCCACACAACAAGCAGTATTAGACTCGGCAGTGATAAATGGGCGTGCAATTTTTGAATGGGTAGCTAGAGACGAAGACGATATAATAAGAAATCATTTCACAACTGGTAGTGGGGGAATTATAGCAGTAAATATAGCGAGTTCAGTAGTATCACAAAAGTTTCAAGTATCGGTTTTCTGGATCGAATACTAGTGATAAAGTAATGTGGCTTTACCTCTTGATGCTATAGTCCCGATATATTATTCAGCTAGTGTAAACATAGCATCAACTAACAGTCAATCGCTTCAGCCAGCGATGGCTCCCCTTCTTCTTATACAACAAGGGGCTTACTTAAAAAATATAGATAAAAGATTATTTCAGAAACTAGACACAATATTCCAAACAGTTCCAGGCACTAATGAGGTCATAGCGATATACGAGTCTTTATTACACAAAGTCATTCCCAAAATTGCGGCAGATAATGTTTCTATTGGAGCAGGGTCTATTCTGCGTAAAGCGCTTCCAAAGATAACAACAGGTAACGTCGTAATATCGGAAGCCATAAGAGTGTTGAGAAGTTTAAGTAGAGCGCTCTCAGAGACTGCCATCGTAATACAGGGTAATGTAGTAGAAACCCCTGCAAAGGTCGTTAGTGAAGTAGCAGTTGCAATATCTGATTTGATAACCATGAAAGCGATTCCTTACATAGCAGAGACGATAGGCATTTCAGACATGATTGGTGCGATCAAAGCTAGACTTTTCTTACACTTTAACGAGCCTGCTATCACAGTATCAGATGGGGTAAACAGAGTTCTTAAGGCGGTCAGAACAATGATTGAGGGTAAATGCAGTATATTATTTAGTGGGTTGGGGCCTGAATAATGACATTACCTATAGATTGTATTGTTCCAGTATATTACAGCGCGTGTGTTAACGTCGCGTCAACAAACAGTCAGTCTTTAGTTGTAAACTCCCCTCCAATTCTGCCGCCTAGACAATCAACACCCCCGCAGGTCAGAGTCGATAACGTATTTAACGCTAGTGGATTTTCTGGACTTGCTGAAGCTGTATCAATATATGATAACCTTTTTGCTGCTAGGCAGAAAATCTCAACGATTACAGATAGTGTTTCTGTGTCGGATTCAATTAAGAGATCGATATGGAGAGGTATTTTAGAAAATATATCTCTAGGAGCTTTAGTTTTTAATGGAGCAACGAAGATAGGTACTGGTAACTATGTTCAGCTAGACAGTACAGCGCCGTTTACGAACGCACTCACTGTGGTTGCATGGGTGAAATTTATCAACGCTGATAATAGAGGATTTGGAGGGGTTATATCGTTCATAAATGGCTATTTTGGTAACAGATTACTACTAGACGAGGACGCGCAAACCATATTATTTGAGACCGCTACAGTGTCGAATGCTATAGTTGACTGTTCGTATACTCTTCCAGGCACGGTATTTTCAAACACATGGCATCATTTCGGAGTTGTTTATGACGGCTCGCAGATGCAGATTTATTTTGACGGTTCACCAGTAGGTACTCCAGTTAGTCAGTCTGGCACCCTTCTATCAGGAGGTGGAAAACCGCTTATTGGTCTAGGCTCTTCAAACGCATACTTCTTACATGGAAATGTGGCAGAGCTAGCCCTATATAATAGTGCATTAAGTGCGTCTGATATTTCGAATGTATATAATAACGGCGCTAACACTGTAACTACAAACCAGATTAGCTACTACAAATTCAACGAAGGTAGCGGACATATTATACATGATTCCACTGGTTCAATTAACGGACAGATAATCAATGACCAGTTATGGAGTACTGACGTACATAGTCCACTTCCGAACCCATCAATATATCAAGGACGTTTTGGATTAGAAACTATAACTCGTCGTATATCACCATTTATAGCTGAAACCATATCTATAGTTCAACAGTTCCTTAGAAAGCCTATTCCATTCATACGCGAAAATATAGTCATTGAGGACATGCTGAATAACATATCTAAAATTATTGCCTTATTTGAGCGAGTATTAGTAGGGGATGGTAGCGGATATACATCAGGATTTAATAGCGGATTTACCAATTTTCCATCTATACTTATAAAAGTCATTCCGAAAATAACGACTGAAGTTGAGACCATATCTGCAGTTTTATCGAGAAAGGTCGTTCCTAAAATCTTATCACAAATTATAACCATTTCGGATTTATTGAAAATTACTACATTAATCAGAATGATATTCGAGACTGTTAATGTAGGAGACGGTAGTGGATTCGAAATAGATTCATTCACCAGTGCATTTATTAATATTCCGTCAATACTCATAAAAGTTATTCCAAAGATCACTACTGAAACTATTTCAATAGCGGAAGTACAACTAAGGAAGGCTATACCCAAACTCACATCACAAACTGTTACTGTCTCAGGATTAGTCAAGGGAATCAGAGCTATAATATTATTACAGACAGTCACAATACTAGATTCGAGAATCAGAAAGGCGTTGCCGAAAGTTACCACTCAAACAACTAATATATCAGACTCGTTACTGCGTAAACCAATACCAAAGATTACTGCAGAAATAACTTCGATATCTCAACAGTTATTACGAAAGGTCGTTCCAAAGATCGTAACCCAGACGGCGACAATAATAGAAAGTCAATTAAGAAGAGTCATACCCAAAATAGCGTCAGAGACGACCACCATACTAGGTGTAGTGGTTGGAATTAAAGCCAAATTCTTCACTCTCTTGGAGACAGTAACTCTAGGAGCTGGAGCAGTAAGTAAGATAGCAAAGCATCTTATAGCCGAAAGCGATAGCGCAACAATATCAGAGTCGTTATTGAGGAAGGCCATTCCAAAGATTACAGCCCAGCTTACTACGATAACAGAAGGGACAATTAGACGTGTTATACCAAAGATACTTACCCAGACTGTCACAATAGTCCAAACACTACTAAGAAGGATTCCAATATCTCTATCAAATACTACTTCGATACTAGACGCTTTAACTAAGATAGGAATTCATTTGAGATCCATGTCAGATGCTATAACCATATCTGAATCTAGATTAAGAAAGGCTATACCCAGTATAGTTACAGCAGCCATAACAATATCAGACTCTAGACTTAGGAAAGTTATTCCAAAGATATCTACAAGCGTTATATCTGTATTGGATTCTCTCCTTGGACCTGGAGGACATCTTGCTAATCTAATAGGTATAGTTGCAATATCGGAACAACTTAAAGGAATAGCAAAGCATGTTAGAGCAACTACAGATACGACTACAATATCAGAGTCATTATTAAGGAAATCATTAATGCGACTATCTGAAAGCATTGCAATAGTAGACTCTAGACTTAGGAAGGTTATTCGACCTATCTCAACTCAGACTATTACAATATCAGACTCTAAAGTTAGAAAGTTCATACCAAAGATATCTACGCAGACTATTACACTACTGGGCACTGTCGTTGGTCCTATAAGACGTGTAATGTCTATACTACAGACTATTACAATATCCGAGTCCAGAGTCAGAAAAGTAATACCTAGGATTGCAACTCAGACGGCGACGATATCTGACGCGATTAAGATTCCAATAATAATAAAGATCATCGAGGCGATATCGATTGTAGAGTCACGACTGCTAAAGATATTCAGAGGAATTATTCAGACAATCACGGTATCAGATAGTGTATCAAGACAAGGACAGGTACAGTCTACTAGGACTGTAGTCTATACGTTATACAGAGACGTGTCGAAGACCTCTGGAATGCCTAGCGGTGGTGCTGGCTTTGGTGAAATGACTCATCGCCCAATACCTATCGATCCCTATATTGTAAATTATGAGATGGAGTATCGCAAACGCTGGAAAGGTGAATATTAATTTAGTTGACAAATAACGAATCAAATAATCTTAATCAGTTGAGCGAGGAAGAGGCAGAAGAACAGGAATTTTATCAGGCACTTATCGAATGCTGGACTGACACTAACGAGCAGTTAGCACAATTTAATGAAACTTTCAAGCGATATGTTGATTTCAAAGTAGGCACAACATGAGCCATTTTCCTCCAGCCCAGGTAGTTCATAACCCAACACAATCTAAGGTAAAGAAGCAGAAGAAGATCAAGGCACCAAAAAGACCAAAGCTCGTACATGTCAGGAAGCTTAGGGTTAGGAAGCCAAAGAAGCTGAAGGTTAAGAAGCTAAGGAAACCAAAGAAGCTTAAAATTAAAAAGATTAAACTTAGAAGTGTTAGAGTCAGACATCCGAGAGTTAGGAAAGGAAGAAAACCAAGAGTCTACCATCCTAGAAAGCCGAGGAAGGCCAGAAAACCTAAAAAGGCTAAATTTGTGTATAGAGGGCCTTCAGTTGGTCAGATCTATAACGCTTTATTCCCGAATGGTTAGAAGTAGAATGTACCTGCGATATCTTGTCCTGTGTAAGGCGTCCACTGACCACTATAGCCCATAAAGACATTAACTTTACCGCCTGTTCCATAACTAGGATATTGTCCTGTAGGAGCGAACTCAATTAAAAGGCTATGGTTTCCGTCAAAGGCATCATAAGCATTGCTTGCTACAAGTATATAATTAAGTCTAGGATCAATGTCTGGTTGTTGTTTCATCCATAACATTATTCTGTCTCCCGCTTTCAAAGTGTAGCCTGTGGGAAGAGATATAAGGAATCTATAGTTGGTTGCGAATGTTGATATACTACTTGCATCAGTTTGTGGACCTGATGCTATGAGCGCCCCAGCTGAGTTAAATATAACGATTTGTAGAGTACCAACAGGATCACCAACCCTATATAACGTAAGATCCACTTCGCTTATGGTAGTACCTATCAGTTTACTCTGGTTATCGTTAAGTATCTCACCCACCATAGCGGTAGTCCAGAATTGTCCGTATAGATAGTGCACTCCGACTCCAGCTCCCGATCCAGCTGCTCTGACATTATAGCTAACTGTGCTGACAGGGGGAAGTGTTCCAGGTGGTGGGGTAGCTGACGTCCACGCTATACCAGACAAATCCACTGCATTGATATTAGGAAGTCCTGCATCTGACCAACTACTACCATTAGATTTATACATGGAGCTATTTGGACCGTCGTATGAATTACCACCTACAATCAATCTTCCTATTACCTGAACGCTATTATTAATATCCCCTCCACTGTATTCAACGACTATGTATGTGTTAACTGTGTTAATGTGTGTGTTACCATAATTGAAGAAATTAAATTGTTGTGGACCTGCTGATACAGTAGGTATGTTAGATGTACTAATACTACCGAATGAATATGTTACAAGTCCTGTAGTATTTTCCAAAAGATACACGGAGACATTACCTGTAGGATTACCATTCTTCATTAACCAAACGTCTATCTCATATATCGTCTTACCTATCAGAAGGCTTGCACCGTTTACTGGAATCTCAGCCACTTTTGTTGGGCCTCCATTATATATTGGATATCCGCCTACAGTCGCCCCACCACTACCAGGAGGGATACCACTTACATTGTATATCTGAGTAGGCTGTACTCCTGTTTGACCTGTAGACCAAAATCCGCCTGCTATATCTGTTCCAGTAAGAGTAGCTGCAACTCCGTTTACTACATCCATAGCATTACCGTTAGCGCCATCATACAGAGAGGTAGTGTCGGTTTGCACTTGAACGTAATTATTAATGTCGCCGCCTGTAAATTCTAATGTGACTATATCACCTACTGCTAATGTATAATTAGACAATGAAGGGGTCTTGAAAGATACAGATTGATATGCGCTACTTAGAACATTAGCGTTTATTGTTCCATACGTAGCTACAATGCTGTCGTCAACTCCTCTTCTAATGGTACATGTTATTGGAGCAGGGACACCAGCAATTGTTGGAAATCCAACTATTCGTAAGTTAAACATTGCTTCGGCTAGGATTTTATTATAGAGCAAAGACGAAGTGTTAATTACTTTCTGTCCTGCTCTTTGTGCTAATGTTGTAGCACCACTCATATTAATTTGGCTGGCAGTACCTGGAATTAATGGGCCTAGTTGTGTCTCACCTTTATGAGCATTAGGATCTATTCCAATATTACATCCCCCACTATCATCTACTATTACGCTATAAACGAACTTACAGACGTTGTATGCGTTTGGTCCTATTGTTACTGCTGGTGGTAAAGGTGGTGGGCCAGACGGAGGTGAAGGGGACGGGGGGCCGCCAGTAATAGAAGTATCAATTTCGCGAATTGACATCCATTTATAATTGACCCAAGGACTAAAATCGTCCCAATAAAACGCGATTAAAGGGCCTCCCCAAATAATTATTTCATCGGGATTGCCACCGCATAAATTATCTAAAAATCCCCAACCTCCTATATCTGTAGTCGAGTTCACTTTTTTCCATGTGACTCCGTCGCCTGAGTCATTCCACCAGTGCTCCATGCGGACTCCAGTAACTCTACCAGTATTCTTATCCACGACATTGAATAGGATAAATTTCTCTCCAACCCACCTCTTCAGTACGCTAGAAAAACTGAAAGTAGCTTTTCTGTCATCCGCATGTGCTTCGTGGAAGTGCTCCTTTCTATGTCTGTGTTCTTCATGTCCTGGATCGCAACGTGTCTCAATTGAGTAACAAGAACCTTGACAATTACCTTGTAGATTGTGTGAACCTGTTCTGCATTTAATTCCAAAATGGAATAGACCTTTTGGTTTAACAGATTTTATACCATCTATGTTGTGGAAGACTGTTACCTCCACGTTCTTCCAGTCTTTAGGACCTTGTATAAATTGACGTGCCCTACAGGTTTTGTGATCCAAGTCCTTTCCACCTGAGGCCTGAAAGCTATAGCCAGATAGAGTAGAAACGTAAAATAAGACATCGTCATTATTGGATAAATGAAATGACCCATCTCCGTTTACAATTTCCTTAATCGACCGAGGTATACCTAATACTCTCGAATCTCCTTTGAGTCCATTTTGAGAGAGATACCATGATTGTCCAGCCGCTAATGATGGATATATTTCAGTCACCCCAAACTTATCTCGTGTTCCAGTAGCTACAGTTGTAGGAGGCTGTGTGTTGGCAGCGGGTGGTATGGGTGATAGATTATTAGCTGGATTAGAAGTAGGAGGTATTGTAGGAGTTGTGTTAGAAGGTGGGCTAGGGAGTATAGGGTTTTGACTAAAAACGTCTATTTCTCTACATGATGCATATTTGATATCTACATCTGTTATATTATTTAGGACAAACTTACACAGCGGCCCACCCCAAGTAATGACTGTATTATTCGAACCACCACAAGCTGGATTACCACCACCCCAATTACCCTGATCAGTATATGACAGAGCTTTTGTCCATATGTTTGAATTGTTACTATCTATCCAATGCTCTGTTATTGCAGAGGCTCCATCCTGTAAATTATATACTACTGTTTTTATTCCTATCCATTTCCCAATCCATGCAGAGAGTCCAGTAGGAATAGTGGTTGTAGTTACTGGATTAGCAGCGCTTGGGGTAACGCCTGCAGTATGTTGTAAGTCTTTTAGAATGGTGCATTTGCCTGATGTTGGTGTAACTACGTGGTGATAATCAGACGCTTCGCATGATTTTGGAAATCCATTCAGTATCGTAGCATCATTTAAATTTCTTGCACCTCTCATATGGTGACTGATACTTGGTTCTCCATTATGTGAAGACGAAGAGACAGCATTAATCCTATAATAACATGTTTGTTCTACATTGGTCCAGTCCATCGCGTCCTGCATGAACTTTTGGGTTTTAAGAGTAGCCTGATTTAATGTGATCGAAGCCTCTGTAAATCCATTATTTGCTGCTATATGATAGGTTATATTTCCACTACCTGTTATCTTAAAGCTGCCGTCTGCATTAGTGGTACAAGTAGTGCCGTCTATAACGTGACGAGGGTCAGTATTTGGAGTTGCAGACAGGAACCAACTACTACCTCCTATCTTATCCAGATATAGTTTTACGATTTTAAATATATCACATTGTGTCGCAGGCGGTGGTGCAGGGGTACCTGAAACTCCTGAGCTTGGCGGATTGGTAGTTGGTACTGAAGTTGGTGGTGCAGTGACAAATTGATATGTTCCATGTCCTCCAATCTGATTATTTATTGTATAATGTGCAGTACTTGGAAGTATCACGAAATATAGAATTGGGTCTGCATTTGCCTGAGGATTAGGTAAGGTTCCAGCATTAATCGCCTTAGATATAACTCCCTGTATATCTGACGCCTGAAATGTTGTTGGCGGCGTGGTAGTATCTATAGCTGCGAAATTGAATATTGGAGTGTTGCAACCATACTCTCTAAGATTATTATAAAATGCGGTGTTAGTTAGAAGTGTCTGTACGCCTCTCTTTATTTCATCTGCTGTTCCAAGAGTAGGATTAGCTGAATTTGTAAATGTCCAGGCTGGACCCCAGAACAACATTGCAATAGTACACTTACTAAGAAGTGTACCACCAGAATACGTAAACGTAGTATTAGCAGTATTAGTTGACGAGGCAATTCCTGGAATAACACATCCACCACCTGCGTTTGAATAATAGCTAGTTGACCAGCAATTAACTCCTACAGTATTTGTGTAGTTGCCGACTCCCTTTGTAACCTCGCAATTATCAGCTATTTCACAAGGCGGACTACCTGGACAGAATGTGTTTGAAATCCACCCAGGTACACCCGCATTTGCGTTAGGGTCTGTAATTGCTTCTAATATCTCATGAGAAATGTAAATCTGAACGTCTGTACCAGTGCCAGGTGTAGAATTCCACGTAGCCGCCCACGCGTAATATACACTATTACTGGTCATTAATTAAATAAAAAGTTAAAAAGATAAAGAGAGAACTAATCCTCTAGGTTCTGATATATTTCGTCGTCTTTGAATACATCGTCGTTTACGTTTGTGCTTGCCCGATGCTCCTCACCCATCAACTTCTTTGTTGGATCAATACTTCGGATTGATTGGAATTTCACGTCATAGTCCTGTAGGTTATCTGATCTGAACACCGTCAAAGGACCGCCGAAGACTATCGGAGGACTACCTGATTTGCTTGGAGGAATGTTGCAGTTACCAATAGAGCCTCGCGGTCCCCATTGGTCATGGTCTACCATCGAATGTGTTTTCTTCCATACATTGTTTCCATTCTCATCTGTCCAATGCTCCAGTTGCACTGAGCCGTCTGGTAAGTTGTATACGATTGTCTTGATTCCGAACCAAGACCCTAACTTGAAGTTATATGCGCTGTTGTTGTTGACACCTGAGATATCTGTACTGTATCCTGTGGTATGATATAAGTCTTTTTCATATTTCTGACGCGCTAAACCATTAGAACCTTTATTGCAGTAGATATTCGCATGATAATTGTCCGAACAACCTAATGCGCATCCACATGGTCCGACACTAGTACTACTTGTTGTGCTTCTCTGTCCACGCATGACATGTTCTATATGCGCCTCTCCATTTGATGAGCCACTTCCTACTTGATTGATTCTGTAGTAACTAGTCATTTCGATATTCTTCCAGTCCATTGAATCTTGCATGAATCCTTGTTGTGCACATTTTGTAAAGTCGGTGCAAAGCTTGCTCTGATTGAATCCCCCATCTTGTGTGATTGCACCTCTAATCTCAATCTGTCCTTTGATCTTGAACGAACCGTCTCCGTTGGCAATGTATTTTGGTTTGTAACTATTGCTTGCCTCTGGATTATTGCCACGTGGGTCAGAGGATGGGTCGTTGGTCATGAAGTAATTAGAGCCTGGTCCATCTCCGTAGATTTTGGTAACACCGAATTGGTCTACATTACCTGGAGTCGGGGTAGGAGTTGGTGTTGGAGTAGGAGTAGGAACTGGCGTAGGAGTCGGCACTGGAGTTGGTGTCGGAGTAGGGGTAGGGGTTGGCGCGGGTACTGGAGTCGGACTAGTTTTTAAAATTTGTAAAATTTGATTTGCAATATCTGTTAACTTAGATATGGCTGCTAAAACTGCTGCCTCATCAGGTTTTTTTGGTGGCTTTGGTTTTGGCTTGCCGTGCTTAGCGAGAAATTCGTCGTCGGTGAGGTTTACTAAATCGTTTTCCTCACTTATTAATTGATCATCTATTGACATCAATAACTAAAGTGTCAAAAATGATAAAGGGAACTAAAATCCCTATTTCTTCAGTCTAACGTCCCATGTGGTATCTACTTCGAAAGTAGAATTTTTACGTTGTTCGCTTCTCTTCTTATACAATGCATGGCGTGAATGTTCGCTCTGATGTAACGCTGTTCTTTTACTGGCCCTATCTATCTCAGTCCATGTTTGCCCATTGTCGTAACTGACTTCTTCATACCCGCCACTTGCGAGTTGGTATTGTTTTGGTATTACTTTTAATTGATCCATATCTGCCGTTTTTGGTAACTCATTGAACCAGTTTGGAAATACGAAGTCTGATAAAATCACTCCATCTATTTCATAGAAGCTACTCTCACATGGGTCACATAACTCCTGATACATTAGACATGGTTTGCCTGAAGGATCTAATCCCTTTAAGGTGACGTTTGCTGATGGGTCACCTATACATTCAATTATTTCATGACTGAATCCTATGCTTGGTGATTCTCCCGCTTGTTTTTCTGTCTTTGTGAAAATCTTGGAAAGTGGTTCTCCGTTTGGACCCACATCATGATAAGCTAAGGCGCCTGGCGAATCTGACGTGTCTAGGAATACACAATACCAATCGGCTATGGGTGGTTTTTGTGACTTTGGTATGAATACGAAATCTACTGAACTTCCCCATACTGGAGCCACATCTCTATCACACTGTTTCTTTAGAGCAGCCATCCATTTCTGTACGTCTGCATCTGTTGTATCGGTGCTCAGATTTTGTACTGCTATGACACCCATAATCTTTACTGGTGTAGGCGTAGGTACTGGAGTAGGCGTCGGGGTAGGTATTGGTGTTGGGGTTGGAATGGGGGTGGGTGTAGGTACTGGCGTTGGTGTGGGTGTTGGAATTGGTGTAGGAGTTGGGGTAGGGGCAGGTGCTCCTGGAATTGAGACTATGGCTGAAGTATGATCTGCGACATTGTTTTTGTCTGTTACATATAGAACGAATGTGAGATGATGGTCTATTTCATGACCTCCAGACTTGTTACTTGGAGCAGTAAAGCTAATCTTTGGACTATTTTTATCGGCAATTGTTGCAGTTGTTCCACCTGGTTGTGTCCATGTGAATTTCAATCCATCTCCTGAACTAGAAGATGCGTCCAATGTGACTGTATCTCCTGCATTCGCAACTGATGAAGCTGGACTAATTATTGCTTTAACTGTCAATGGTGTAGGAGTTGGCGTTGGAGTAGATTGTAGAGAAGTAAGTATTTCATTGAATGTCGGAGTCAAAGCGTTTAACGCATTAAGAATAGGATCAGGGCCTGGTGTGGGTGTCGGAACAGGGGTTGGCGTTGGCACAGGTGTTGGGGTAGGAGTGGGCGTAGGTACAGGAGTTGGTGTTGGGGTGGGTGAAGGAGTACCACTAAAATCTATCTCTCTATCTGACATTAATGTAAAGTCTACATTCTCCCATCCGTCTACTCGTATCTTGTCAGCCTGACATTTCCATGTACACTTTATACCATATTTTGGACTACCTGTATCTTCCCAAGTCGCGGCTAATTGCCATGTGTTATTTGGTTTGCCTGTAGAATCGAAAGGAGTTAAATCAACATAATATTCAAATTGACTTGTAGATTTATCGGCTGATACTTTGTGAACTGATTTAATACCTACCCAAGTATTGTTTGCCATTACTGGCACATGTATAATTTGTTTTACGTTTGGAACATGTTCATATGCTAGATGAGTATAATTCCAGTTTGCATATACGCCGCTACTATTACTAGGTGTAGGATAATTAGTTTCGACAAGTGATCTAATAGTGTCGTCGTCTCCCCCATTCACTTTACAAGCAAGTGAGGTATGAACGCCTAAATTGTTATGACCTCTGATATATCCAGTGAGTTCATGGCATTGAATGCCTTGTGTGTCATATAAATATCCAGGGTTGTTTGCATATGAGTATTTTTGTTTCTGTCTTTTGCCTCCTCCTGGAATCATACATAAACGAATAGTTCTACCAGATGGAGAACCAGACGCATAATTAACTACGTTTCCTGGAGTATTATAATAAACAAGACTACCTTCTGCGTTCCTTGTAACAGGAGCGCTACTGTTTATATTATCGAAATCGAAATGTGAGTCCGTTCGTGGGTCTTTAAGTGATAAATCAAGATATACTGCCGAACCACCAGAGGCAGTCGGATAAATTTCTGCAACGCCGTCTTTTCCTATGTTCATATAAGAAAGAGACTGTGAAAATGATATAGAGAAGTAAGGATTATATCACTTGATACATAATATAACCGTATGCGTAAATGTTCCATTTGTAACTCATCGTATACGTTTAAGGATAGTCGAGGACGTGAGCACTGGTATAATGTTAAAATCGCTCCTACATGTGAGAAATGTAATAATATATACAATAAAAATCCTAACCGTATAAAATTCATGGGTAAGTATATTGTTATCAAAAATCCAAGAATAGGAGTTTGTAATTTATGTCGTGCAGTTAAAGGATTTGATTGTAAAAGGACACAGATGCATCATGATAATGATATTTACAATATAAATAATCCTATTAAAAATACTATAGAGTTATGTGTTATATGTCATAATAAAACAAAGAATGTATTCGGTCACAACAAAAAGAGTGTGGATTAACTCTTTGTAATAGTGAATGTGTCTAGCGCGACATTGCCTATATTGAAAAACGTTCCAGTGCAGAGTGTGGCCGCATTCGTGAAGGCAAGATAAAGATATCCAAAGTCGGCATTATCTGTATATGCTATCCAATTCGGTGTAGGTGTTGTGAATGCAAGAGTAGAATCGAGTGGTTGTCCTCCTGTTCCCACATTGATCATGATAGGCGCTAATGGATTGATATAAGCATTGGTTCCTGTTACTGTAGCGGTGGGAGTGGTTGGGTTATTATAGAGTATAGGATATGTTCTTTGATAATTGTAAGGGTGACCTGACAATACTAAATCTACACCATATTGATCAAATAGTGGATGGTATGCTGCACTAAACGAAGTAGGTACATAAGCTCCGACTGGACCAGTACCGCCGTCGTTGTACATGGGTTGGTGATAGCAAACTATTGTCCAGAAGATATTTCCATTCTTAGACGCTGCTGCCAAATCACTAGCCACGAAGTTATATTGGGGACTGGGATTAACATAAAGAATCTCTGTATTCATTACAAGAAAATGAATAGGTCCGTAATTGAAGCTATAATATGGGGTAGTTAGGTGATAATGATTCAGGTAATTGTTCAGTAATGCGGGCTGTGCTGATCCTGGAACCGTTGTATATATTTCCTGATCTCCTAATACCACATGAGTTATGGAATCAATAGCACTAGTCATACTGAACCAACATGCGGGATCAGTAGTTAATGCTAAATCTCCTAGTCCTATGAATCGTTGTAAAGGTGGTACACTTGTAAGCTTTCCTGCCAAATCATTGATATTTTGTTGTGCTGTGACACTCGCACATGAGAAGCTTCCTGCTGCACCTACACCAAAATCAGGGACTGACGACGGTGTTGGTTGGGACGCGCCCTCGACTCTGACGACTACTGAATCTTGAAGATATGGAACTGGGGTTGCGTTAGCCGCGACTATACGATCTAACCATATGGGGTAATAATCACCTGCGTTTAATTTACCTATATATAACGCATTAAATATCGAAGTTGGTTGACTAAAGACTACACCCGCGGGCGGAGTAGTATGATCATCTGCTAATAATGCTGGAGTTGAATTAACACCGCCAGCGCCTAAACCCATTTTAAAGCTAACGTCCTGATCGCTGTTAAGAGTCTCGAACCAGATATAATTATTCCTTAACGTCGTCCCAACAGCAGTATTCTGAACATAAAAGCAGCGATACTCATGTGTTTGACCTGCTGTTGCCTGTGTAATACTCACAAAATCATATAGATTAGAAGGTGCTCCAGAGGTTATTGCCCCTAATGTTATCAAAGAGATTGCTCCTCCTATACTTGAACCACCAAAAGGATTATTCACACCACCTGAAAGAAAGAATTGTATGTTACCAGATTGTATTGGTGCTGGAGGTAAGGGAGGGCTTGTTGGTGGTGGTGGTGAAGTACTCATCCTTTATCTTCAACCATCCTATTTCCATCGTCATGAAGTGTTATTCTCTTTGGTCCCAATGGGACTACTTTCTTATAAGTTTTATAGTCTTTTATTGTGTCCTGGATTACCTTTAACTTGGATAACTCGTTATTGATATCATGTTTCTCACTTAGATTAGCCTCATTATTGATATTTCCAGCTGTGAAAGTCCCGTATATATCTCCATTATCATATCCCCATGTGACATCAATACCCCGTTTTGATGGTATATAGGTAGAAGGATTGATATCACGTAACTTAACGGTCTTACTAAATATGGTCATAATCAGAACCAGACGTCGTTATCCACGCCGACTAACACAGCACCATAAATATACAGATTCTTTGGAGTAGTATTAGTTGTAGTAATCCCAAATCTCATAGTCTTATCTGCGTCAGCCGCTCCGCTGTTGGGAAGATTTGTGGTCTTCGTGGTTGCCACTGTCTGATCTACGGTACCAATTATATTAGTGGATGGAGTATATGCAAATTTGATACCATGAACACCATTGAAAGGTTGAGTTGTATTTGTTACAGTTCTAGTCGTTCCGTCACAACTGACCAACTGGTAAGTTGTACCAGTGCTATCACAGAACTCGAATCCTAGAGATTTGGTGATTCCAGCAGCGGAACCAGCGCTTTCTATATTTATTCCAATTCTTCCTTGAAGAAAAGTTGTTACTGTCTGCTGTTCAACTTTTGCCTGAAACTTTATCTTACTTCCAAAGTCTACTGTTATTCCTCCAATATCTGCTTGTGCTACAGCACTCGTAGTAACACCAGTACTAAGATTGACACGCCATCGGTTAGCTGAGATGTTATCTGTGATTGTTCCTGAACTTACAATTGAAGTGAAAAAGTTTGCTACTCTTGGTGATATATAATTTAGATATATCAACTGTCCAGTGTTTGATGCAAGGATATCTGAAAATAAGCCTCCTGTTGAAGCTAGATTAGTGCTATGATCATGTGTTGTCATAGGAAGCATCGCTACCCACGCATTGTTGGCAGCATTCCTTTGATACATTGTGTTAGCAGTAAAAGCACCTGCACTATCTGTTGAAAATACTAATTGTCCAGGATATGTGGAAGACATAGCACTAAGATTAGCGGAAGTATCAATTGTTACAGTTTTTTGGTTTAATCGAGCTGCGCTGTCCGAATCCGAACCTGCAGTCCACACGCCTCCTGCTGACATTAATAATTTATTGTCTGTTTTTTATAAAGATAGGAACTAAGCGCTAATCAATGAAGCGCCTGCTGTTGCAACTGCTCCAAAAGCTATACTGCTAGTAGTAATCATATTTGTATTAAGATTAGTAACTTCTGCCTGTGTCAGAACTTTCTCTCTGTAGTAACGAAAGTCAGCCATATTTCCCATAAAGAATCCGTCATTAACTGCATTGCTTCCGACATACATATTCGTCCTAACATTTGGAAAAGTCGAATCAGTTGGAGTATCAACTATAAGTTTGCCATTAGCGAACATGTCTAATGCATTAACATATGTCGGATGGACACCATTACTTACATTATAAGTCATGACTACCCAATTCCATGTATTTAATATGAGTGGTGTTGTAGTAGTTACAGAGCTATGACTAACTCCTCCACGATAAATCCATGAATGAATAAAGCCGTTAGTATCTATAAATAAAGCCCACATATCGTTAGGGCCATCAATCTTCTCAGCTATGAATCTTTTTGCTCCTGTGGGAGTGGCAGCAAATGTGGTCGGATAGATAAGTGCAGCTACTGAGAATCCAGTTGTGGTTCCTAGCATCTGAATATTTGTATGATCAGCGATTTCAATAGCCTGACTTGTGCCGTCGAAATTCATTGCTATAGTACCAGCAGCTCCGTAGCCTTTGTCTGGACCAATTGCAGCTGTAGGCGTCTGCCCCAGAATAGTTCCTGAATTGCCTTGAAATGATGCATCTCTTACCACTTTTCCCCATGCGTCGAACCTATACCAGCATGTCAATGTTTTCAGGTCAGGTTCAAAAGGTATTTTAAATACTGTAGTTTTTGGTTTAGAGCTAGCGAAGCCTTGTTCCTTATACTGATTTATTGAGTTTGTAACCTTGATATAATTCTTGGTATCTCCAGTTTGTAGTTGTAGTGTTTGAGCTTCGAATTGTGCTAGTCTCTCAGATAGAAGTTTGTAACGCGCAGCTAGTGGGTCTAACGAGTACTTCCTAATTTGATAAATAAAATTTGAACTCAAAAACTAAACACTATATTGATAGAGGGCATGTGACAAAGTAAAGAAGTCAACATTGACTGTATGCGTAACCCCTTGTCCAGTTGGATAAACAGTTCTAAATAACATAACGCCAGAGTTCGGATCATCAAATACAGCGCCTTCATTTACGGTGCAAGAAGCAATAGAGGGTGCGAAGAATCCTCCAAATCTCATAATCGCGCCTGCTGCGGTTTGAAAACCGTCTGAAGCTAAACCTACTCTTGCAACTTCGGACTGTAATTGATAGTCTGAAGCAGAGACAGGATTACTACCAGAACCAGCAGCGAAGTGTGTAAAGTATCCGTTAGCTGCCCCGAATCCAGAGTTTAATCCTACAGAGTTGGTGACAAGTTCGGCTATCCTAACAAGGCCATCATTTACGACCTTGTTGGTTGATTTGCCGACATGTGTCGGTTCAAACTCCGTGTCGTCTACTGTTTGGTCATTCCATAATCTATCCAATTTGTCTGAAAATGAATCACTATAAAGTTTAACTTCCCAATAATTTTTGTTAACTGTAGCATGTCTTATTTTAGTAAATATTTTTGAAATATAACTGAGACTATCAAGATCCCAACTGGCACAATATCCTATACCATGGCGTTCTAGTTTAGAATCTTGCATGACATTAGGATTTAAAAATAAGAAAAGGGAACTAACTAATAGAATCAACTAAAAAGTCGACATACTGCACACATAGCAACGACACATACGAAGCGCCATGTGGGTGAGATGGTCTAATTCCTCCACCACTTGGCAGGGAGCTTCCCATCTGCCCACTAGATGTACCAACAGCGGTAAAATTATAATCCACCTGCTGTATCTCTACTGCAATTGATTTAGGCGGTGCTATTCCTGATAGTGTGTCAACTAGATCAACTAACTGACCTGGTAACCATACAAAATTATTTGGAATAGTAACATATGACATTCCGAACTGTCGTATAGGTTTAGCAAGAGATGCAAGTATACTAGAAGCATATGTCTGCATAGTCTGATTATCGGTGATAAAACTCACATCATGTACTGCTTCTACCAGTCCGTATTTGTTTATGGATAGGGGGTCGCTTGCCTCTGTTAATAGTCTCAAGTTTTCAAAGAATCCATGGGTATAGACTGGACCAGTGCTAGATACGGACCAGCCACCTGTGTCAGTCTTAAGTGGAAACTGATTTCTGGCCTCAGTGCTTGGATCTAGGACAGCTTGTCTTGTTGCGCTAAATCTGTTTTGAGTTGTAGTGTCCCCGTCATTATGCCAGCGCACAGTATTAGATTCGTCAGTGCCCTTTGCGTAAAGGACGATCCAATAAGCTACATTAGGCTGTAAGTTCTGGACATACCACTTATAATTAAAATCGAATACTGACGTAGGAGTAGGCGGTATACTAGATAATGGAATCTGGAAGTTCATCAGGATAGCACCTGTTGGAAATCCTGTACCTCTATCTTGTACAAGTGCGCCTGTTACGGCTTGCACCCCAGCAGCACCCCCAGTTCCAACTGTGGATAAAGTTAGCGCTAGATTCTTTAGCTGTGCACTACCAGGGATTATTTGTTGTGCAATGTCCTTATTGAATAAAGAGGTATAGCCAAGGTTTGTACTACCAGCGACATTTGCCTTTGGTGCGATTGTACCACCTTTTAACCATAAACGATTAGCGAATCCATCAGCCTGGTCACATGAGTCAACATATGAATACGGACCAGTCCAATATGCCGTCTTGTCGGCTAGGTCATTATCGCCCATCCCATTCTTAATAGTAATTCCTGAATGTATTGCTGTGGGATATCTGAAAAATATATCATCGTTTTCTATTCCCCATATCGCGCCACTATAATCTGCTATCTTGTTTAGAGCTGCAGAGGCTTCAACTAATGGTTGTTGTATTCCAGGAATAAAATTATTCACTCGTGGGTCTATACCATTCTCTGTGAACTGTCCTTGAGAGATTAGAGTAGGACTTGCACCGAGTGGTAACTGTGACGTGCCTTCAAAAACAGTCTTAAATAAATTATATGCTACCATAGACTGGTCAGTAGTTGCACTGGCTGAATTATCTACTGAGCTGCGAGTAGCAAACTTTTGAAAATCAATTATGCGTTCATTACAAACAATCTGGCTTCCATATCCTTGAAATATATAATATAGTATTCCAGTATCATCTCGATTAACCGTAACCTTCTTACAATATCCATGCAGAATATCTTGATAACTTGTTGCTGTCTTGCCTGCCGATATTATTACACGATTGCCTAGCCCTACCTGCGTCCTATCTATCTCTTGCTCATTGTCCTCAACGAATATCGAAAATGTTCCAGCTTGGTTGAGTGCCACTGACACTATTACCTGAATTACCTTTATGCTATTCGCAGTAGGATTGAATGAGTCATAAGTAAGTAATGTAGTGGTGTTATCATTTGATAACATGGTAACTTTGACTCTGAGTTGTTGTATGTATGAGGGGTCAGAGGTAGTAAGTCCTGCACTCATTACGTGAAACCACTATTTGCGAATGCATACTTGTTAGTAATCTGCGCCATCTGTTTACCATCTACCATAAGGTTTACAACTATAGGCTGACCATATAGAGATGAGCCTGTATTTATTGTAGTAACTCCAGGATTAATTGTGGCTCCGAATGGAGAACCTGGAGCAAAGCTACTCGGAGCGTTTTGTCCTGTAAATGCTTGTCCTGTCTGAGGATTGGTTAATGATCCTCCTGTCGTAGGCGAAAACCCTTGTTGTTGACCTGTTGCTCCACCTCCTAAACCTAGCGCACCCTTAACTTGATTTACTAGGTTCGTTATGAAACTCTGAACTGCAGTAGTTAATGCGTTCACAAATGCGTCTGCGGCTGCTTTCCAAGCATTAGGATCTACTAATACCTTGAGTATCTTTTCTGCGTCTTTTTCTGCAAGAGTTAACGCCGTGTCTATTGCTTGGTTTGCCTTATCGTTCAATGATTTCCAATTATTAAGGTCGAATAATGGTGCTATGATTTGTGTTACATCCTTAGCTGCAAGCTTAAGTGCCGCGTCTATCGCCTTGTTAGCACTATCATTCAGCGTCTTCCAATTGTTAACATCGAAAAGCGCTTGTAACATCTTTGTAACATCCTTACCTGCTATAGTTAGCGCCGCATCTATTGCTTTGTTAGCACTATCATTTAGTGTCTTCCAGTTATTGATGTCGAATAGCGCTTTCAATATATTTGTAACATCTTTACCTGCAATCGTTAACGCTGTATCTATCGCCTTGTTAGCGTTATCGTTTAACGTCTTCCAGTTATTAAGGTCAAACAACGGCGTGAATATTGTTGTTACGTCCTTAGCCACAATTTTAAGTGCTGCGTCTATTGCTTGATTAGCCTTATCGTTTAATGATTTCCAACTGCTAAGGTCAAACAATGGTCCAAAGATAGCAGTAACTGCGGCTGAAATATTTTTAAATGTGAGTGCACTTTGTAGAGTAGCAATAGCCTTAGGAATTATCGGACCCCAACCTTCTGCGGTAAACAGCGGTCCGAATATAGAGGTGACGGCCTCTGAGATATTTTTAAATGTGAGTGCACTTTTTAAGGCAGCGGCTGCTTTGGGGATTAATGTTGCCCAATTGTTTATATCGAATAATGGAGCGAATAATTTACCAATATCTTGAACATTAGGAGCAAAAGATCCAAATAAGAAATCCACAAGTAATTTACCCATCTTGCCCTTATTCTTGTCGAACTGATCTCTTAGGTAGTTAAGAAATGAATCAACTGCACCGCCTATTGCCCTCTGTGCTGCATCTCCTGCAGCTGCTCCTGTAATTGCTTGAGCAACCATATTCCAGAAAGCACTACTAACTTTAGTCTGCGCTTGCTTTCCAGTCAGATAACTATCTAGAGCATCAATTATAGCGGCTCCAGCATTATCCATTGAACCAGTTTTAAATAATGCCTGTAGAGCCGAGTTTATAGCGTTACCAACTTTCGTGATTACTACTGGTATATTCGTTATAACAAATTTAAATGCATCCTCTATTGTTTTCATTATTGCCTGACCAAGTATCTGGGCGTTACTAGTATCCTGAGTAGTGCCGATCTGAGCAATTTGACCAACAATACCGACATCCTTAGTGCCTGTCGAAAGTCCTCCGAGAGTCGTTGGGGCGAATGGACTGCCCATTGCACCTGCATTCCGAAGAACACCTTTTACTGCACTCCCTGAAGTACCAAAAGGATCTTTAAGGAATGTCTGAAGTTTATCTATAATATCTTGTATATCTTTTCCAATAGGTGTCTTAATAATCTGGTCGTGTATTTCCTTGATTGCCTTTGGAATCTCACCTGTGTTATTGAAGAAGCCCTTTCCAGTAAGTCCCAAGTTGTCTGCTAAAGCACCGATTAAGTCGACGAATGGTTTTAACGCAGGAACCTGCTGTACCAAACCAGCGGCGAATTTGTCTATTGAGTCTCTAACTCCATTAAAATTCGTGGCTATTGCAATCAAAGCCGCAGCCACAGCTGTAATAGCTATTCCAATTAGTCCGAACTTTAGTGGAAAACTCGCACCTGTACTTGCTAATGAATTCACCCCTTTCTCTGCATCTCCTGTTCCACGTGCTAACACACCTATAGCTGTAGAAAATGCACCTACGGCCTGAAGACCTGTTGAGAGAAGTGTCGCTGCGAATCTTTCATGGGCTATTCGTGCTGCCTCGATCCTTACAGTTTGTTGTTCTGTTGATGCATTATATTTGGCTATTTTATCATTTATACTCGTTATATCCTCCCCTAGTTTAGTGGTGGTACCGCTGGCCTTACCCTGAGACGTACTAATTTTATCTACAGCCGTGGCCCCAGCCTCTGTATCCTTAGTCAACATTTGTTGTGCCTTCTGATACCTTTCGACAGCTGATGCATATTGTGTACTGTTTCTACCAAATTTTTCAAGTGCTACGTTTACTTTTTCTTGGTCTATTGCTATTGTTTCCTTGTCCGTCTTTACCTTACCCTCTATTTGTCCTACCTTTTCATAGGACGTCCCAAGCTTCTCATTAGCATCTGATCCAGACGCGACGTCCTTGTTATACTTATCCATTGCTTTTTGTATACCTAATAACTGAGTATTTAAGCTGGCAGCTCCCGTGTCTACTCTGGCTTGTGTCCTTTGCATAGCTTCATAACCTGAGGCAACCCCTACAGAGCCACTTGCTACCGTAGATAATGACCCTCCTAATATGAGCATATTACTGCCAAGATTACTAGTGCCTGTCGATAAAGTTTGAACAGAGCCGCCAGCCGTACTAGCATTGGTTCCTAGAGTACTTATGTTGGAACCTGCAGTATCAGCATTAGTTCCAATACTACCTATATTAGTAGCAGCGGTACCAGCGTCTGTTCCTAGAGTTTCTATACTAGTAGCAGCTGTATTAGCATCGGTGCCGAGAGTATCTACCGAAGTAGCAGCGGTACCAGCATCGGTGCCCAAAGTGTCTATATTTGTAGCGGCAGTACCAGAATCTGTTCCGAGAGTATCGATACTCGTACTAGCAGTACCACTATTAGTGCCAAGAGTATCTAAAGCCGTGTTAGCAGTATCAGAACTTGTGCCTAGACTATCCAGACCCGTATTAGCGGTATCAGCACTTGTTCCTAATGAATCTAAACCAGTATTTGCCGTGTCAGCATTCGTTCCTAATGTATCTAAGGAGGTATTAGCAGTATCAGCGCTAGTCCCCAACGAACCTAAATTAGTATTAGCAGTATCAGCATTAGTACCTAGAGTATCTAATCCAGTGCCAGCAGTATCAGAGTTAGTTCCAAGAGTATCTAGACCTGTTCCAGCAGTATCTGCGTTAGTCCCTAGTGTACCTAAAGCAGTATTAGCAGTATCGATATTCGTTCCTAACGTACTAAGATTAGTTTCAGCAGTACTAGAACCAGATCCCAAACTGTCTAGACTTTGGCCCGCCGTATCTGCCGCTGACTGTAATGACTGTAGTTTTTGAGAAAGGTCATCTAGGGCGCTACTAAATTCGTCTGCTCCCGTCAGGGCTACCTCTACCGATAACTGGTTACTCAAATCGCGATATAGTTCTACCCCTTAGTTATATGATAGGAACTAAATTCCTACCCTACAATAATACAGTCGAATTAAAGTCGTCGATTATATCCTGTGCAGTATACTCGTCGAAGACAACGAAAAAGAACGGTTGTGCTGTCTGAAAGCGAGTCCCCATCTCTACATAAATCGAATAATCAGCAGTAGAAGATACCTGTGCTGTTGTATCGTCCGAGTTTGTAACACTAATATGGTCTCTTAAAAACCCAGTATCAACTGGTGCTCTCTCCTGCATTTTTTGTACCATTTCATCTGCTATTTTCTTTGGTTCTGAAGATTGAAAGTCTTTGACCTTTTGCGCTACGTCTTTAAAATGAGAAGCTATATCTTCTGCTCCTGTGACTGTAAATGTAACGTCCATTACCAGGACTGCCTCTTTGCCTTCACTTCAGATTTCCAGCGTTCCTTCTCCATGTTATATCTCTCTGCTTCATTTTGTATATGTTTCATTGATATCATATTAGCTATATCTTCTTTGTAAACTTCATGATCTTCTGAGTATTCCCATGGCCTAACGTGGAATTGGTCGAGCATTATGAATTGTTTGTATATTTCCATTTCTTGTGAATTAAGTTTGTAGCTACCTTCACGAAAGAGGATTGTAAATGAGTCTACGAATTTGGGATACCGTATATGGTCCTGATATTTTGACTTTCAAGTATTCTTTTAACTATTTCAAAGTCTGATACCTCAAACTCTTCTGCAGTCATACCAAGATAATAGAGTGCTGCCTTTTGTAACACTTCCATATTCTTTGCTGATCTCTCTGGTGAGGGACGCATCTTTGCAGCTTCAGCCCTCAATCTTTCAAGCTCTGAATAGTCTTTTGTTTTTATTTTCTTTCTAGTATAGGTTTTTGGTGTACCATCAACTTCTATGGTAAACTCGTTCATAGGAGTATATTTTTTGACATCTCTTAATTGAGCATCATTAAGTTGTGATAGTAATGGCTTCCATTCCTTTCCTTCTGTTATAACTGGGTCTATTGTAGTTGTTTCAGCAGGAGGATTGAAAGTATCTGATTCTTTAGACTTTTCCTTTTCTTGGTCTTCTTGCGACAATAGTTTAAAGGTATGTTTGCTTACTATTAACTAACTAATTAGCCGCTAACAGCGACCTGTTGTGCAACTCCCGAAAATGTTATAGTCTTGATTTTGTTTGCAGTTGGTGAGTCTGGGGTGTTGAATTTATCTAGGTATAGATTGGTGAAGTTTAGGGTGACTGGACCAACTGAATTGAGTTGGTATGACGCGGTTCTTGCAGTTAGCGCAATTGCGTCTGAGATAGTGTCGAATGGTCCGCCTGTTCCATCAGCTGACACATCAGTGTATATAATATCAAAGTCTACTGTGATATCTCTATTAGTCGGTTCGAGGTATTTAATTACAGATTCGCCGAGTGGTTTTATTTTGTCGAGGTTATGAGTTACACCAGCCTTGAATGTTATAGTATCATATGACTTTCCATTAATTGTAAGTGGATGTGAGCCTCCTGTTAATCCTGACCACGGTGGTACAGTGGTAGAGTTTGGAGCACAATACGATGGAGTACCTGCACCGCCTGCACCTACGAATGTAGTAGCTGGAGTATTCAGCACAGAAGCAACCATAGTTTGAGTTACTTCTACTTTTGTCTCTGTAACTGAAATCTCTATTTTTTCTGTACGAGCGCCTTTTACAAGATAGAAGTATTCAGTAGCGTTAACAGTCTGAGACCAGAGAATAGATAATGATCTGTATATGTTGCCGACACCTGTCGCGCCAGTGCTGCTAAAGTATTCTGTCCCATATTTCATGAACAAACTGTTGAAAGGCTGATACTTTAGGACGATGTTATAAAGTTGGCCTGATTTTACTTCTTGGTAAATATCCCTGGAGCCTAACTGTCTATTTTTAATCGATTGAATATCTATGCTGAGTGCAAGATCAGTGATAGCTCCACAGCTTGTAAAAACTGGTGAAGTTGGTGTGGTTGCGTATGTTGCCTCTTCCACGAACTGTGGGATTCTCGTAAATTTATAAGCACCAGTTGGTTGATACGACATAACTAGTTAGTCTCCGATTTGATTGTAAACACTTTAAATTACTCGATATGTAAGTTAGAGGTAACGAAAATAGAGAACTAATGACTTGGGAAAAGAAGAATGTTACAGCACCGATAGTCGATATACCTAAATACCTCGTCTACCTTATCTACCTTAGGTATAAAGAAATGACAAAATCGGTAAAGGTAGACGACGAGGATTACTCTTACGTCGTTAAACAAGCGAAATATGGCGAATCATTTGCCAAAGTCCTAAAGAGGCTGTTAAAGCGATGAATAGGGGATTAATCATATTTGGAATGATATGTACTATAATTGGTACGATGATTGGATTCTATTTGATATTCAGTTCGCCCATGCCTAGATTCATATTGTTTGGAGAAGCTCATGCGCAGACATCCAATCTCGACGAATTATCGGGTTATATGAACACATTATCTGCATTTACTAGCGCTTGTAATAATGCCCTTGATAATCAGGCAGTTCAGGCCGCATGTGCACAGATATTCAATGAAGAACATGATTTACTAAAACCATTCATGGATCAGAATAGAGATCTGATGTCTAGGGTGATACTTGGACCTTAGAATTGTTCGACAAGAAGCCTCAAGCGGTTCAGGTAAAGTGTGGAAGTTGTAGAAAGAAATTTCTACCTGAAGCCATTAAGGTTATGACTACCATTAGAGGCTTCATGGTCTACGCATGTCCCAATTGCCATACTGTGTTCAACGTACAGTCTAACTCAGTGATTGCTAAGTAGTCGTCGCTATGAAGTAGAGAATCTCTATTTGCACAACTGCCATCCAAAGGTCTGTAACTGCATCCCTAACAGGAACATCAACAGTTCGAATGACACGCATATAGCCACCATTCGGACCTATCGTTGGCACATTCCTTCTATTTATTTGAATTATTGACTCTAATGAACGTTTTATATCGTCAAGTTCTATAGGTCTAGTTCTAGTATTTTTGCGAACAAAGATATGAGCGTCTACAAAGTCTGTTGCCGTTTCATACTGCCATCCTATAACTAAAGGACTCCTATCTATCGATCTATCTAGAAAGTGAATCTGATATGAACCGTAACCATCCCACCATAAATTTCTAAATTTAATTTGTGTTGATTTTACTAGTGCGGTAGCATCAGGCCAGTTAGCCATTGCCCAATTCTTTAACGTTAATGACATGGGCTCTGTTAGGTTGCCCCCTCCTGACTTGCCTGGGACGACTACACTACTCATATTCTATATAAGACGAAGAAAGAAGTAAAGAAGTAATTAACGAAGACGTCTTGAAAGTCCTAACATTTTACTGACTATTGAATTTACATTATTCAATCGTGCAGTATGTCGTCCTGGAGGCCTAATCCTTCTATGGTCAGAGATTATTCCTTCTATTTGTACTGTATCATTCATAGAGAATCTGAATGTCATTTGTCCACGACCTACAGAGTCTGAGATACGGATTTGGGCTAATACCTTTTGTGCATGACGGAACTCTAACGGTTCAATCATGTTTATACTTGGTCTAGGTAATCTATGTTGTGATTCAGTAATACCTACAGTATCGCCTATGAAACGTCTAACTCGTCTACTTATAGATTCGGTAATATTCATTTTTGTCGTAGTGTAAATCTTTGTTGTGGGAGTAAGGTCAGTCCAAATACTTCTAAATATTTTCTTTATTCGTGTGGCAATGTCAGATATTGATATACCTGTTTCTATTATGATTCTGGGTATAATCCTTGTTTTTGATAAAGCACTAGATATTGATATAGTCTGTGTTGATAGTGTTATTTTGTATAGTTTTCGTGTTAGTATTGACTCTAATGACGCAATGGTTTCTGTCAGACGTCTATTATACTTACCTAGTTTTGTTAATAATTCAGATATCGTTATAGTCTGCGTAGAGAGTTTTGGTTTAGCATTTCTTAATTGAGAATCCGTTATCGATATAGTGTCCGAGATTGACCTGGTTTTTAGTGGTCCACTACCAGCTAATGCGTATAGGAGAGTCCGTATTGATGTTATTCTAGCTTTTAGTCCATACTTCAGAGTTCTGACTGTGGATAATAATCTCTTTCTTAGATAATATTTGAGTGTCCTTTGTGTCCCAGCAATTCTTTTTCTAAGATAATATTGTAACGTTCTTTGTGCTACAATCCTAGATTTTAAAGAATATTTTACAGTTCGCTGTGTTGATAGTAACCTAGCTTTTAATCCATATTTGACGGTTCTAGCAGTAGAGGCTAGTCTTTTCTTTAATGAATATTGTAATGTGCGTGCAGTACTTGCTAATCTCTTCTTTAGACTATATTGTAACGTTCTTTGTGTTGTTAAAAGTCTTAATTTTAATGCATATTTGACTGTCCTCTGCGTTGTAAGTAGTCTCTTTTTTAATGCGTATTTTATTGTTCTCTGTGTTGATAACAGTCTAGCCTTTAAACCATATTTGATTGTTCTAAGTCCTACTCTTCTAGCTTTGAGTCCGTAGATTAGAGTTCTTTGGGTACTTGCTATTCTTTTCTTTAGGGCATATTGTATTGTGCGCTGTGTTGATAACAGCCTTTTATGTAGATAGTATTTTACTGTTCTAACTCCTGCAATTCTTGATTTTAAAGCATAGTTTACGGTTCGTGTGGTACTAGCCAGTCGTTTTTTTAATGCATAATTTACAGTCCGCGCAGTACTGGCTAATCTCTTATGAAGAAAATATTTTACCGTTCTAGCAGTACTGGCTAATCTGGTTTTTAATCCATAATTTATAGTTCTAGCAGTAGATAAAAGTCTCTTCTTTAACCCATATTTTATAGTTCTTGCAGTACTGTTTAGGTTTGAAACTGTAGTGAATACTAATGTATCTGTTGCTGCGCTAATGAATGAAGCACATGTTGTTGCACTTGCTTCGGTAGTACCGTCAAAATAGAATGTATCAGTGAATGCAGTTGAGGCTCCCTGAGTTGTCTTAAATATTATCTCAAATACTATTACGTCACCGACCTGAGTTGTTACTGCGGAACCTGAAAATGTCCCGCTTAGTGCTACCTCTGAAGTACTAGCCTCTGAGAGTGTTATTCCAGTTGCACTATTAAGTATATTTCCAACTTTTGAACCGCCAGCACTTGGACGCCACACATAACATGTTACGTTAGCGGTTGCACTTGTAGTTGTAGGAAAGTTTGCACTTGCAGAACTTTCCTTCGCGGCAAAAGAAAAAGTCCATGTCTGTGCGCTTATAGACGTAGAAGATAAGGGAGGACTTACAAACTTAGTAAAGTAATAATTATTTGCACTAGTATTTGCGAGAGAGGTGACTGCTATACTTGTCTGTAATGTACCAATAGTGCTATTCATCAGACGGTTTACTGTTTGGGCATCACCGCCAGTACTAGTAACTATAGTTAGTGCAGACTGTGTGGCTTGAGGAAGTGTTCCGTGTCCTACTAATGTGTTACTTGAGGCATGAAGATATAATTTTGTCGCTATGTCTGCTCAGCCTAAAAATAGAGAAAGAAGTAGAGACTTAGGAAGTAACTAGTTTATTCCAAGGTGCTTGCCCTTTTTTATGTCCCATTACATAGGATAGAGGTATTGCGAATATATAAATTATGCGGACTCAGGCAGCTGTGTCTCCATCCGTTTCAAACTTAAAGGTATTCGCATCAACTGGAGTAGCTAATGATGCATTAATCACCCTTTTGAACCATACTGCTTTTGTTGCGCTTGCTACCATATCACCTATAACTAGACCAGTAGCGTAGGTAGTTGGCGCTGAAAATGCTGACAAGCCTGTCGGTGCAGTCGTAATGTTTGTTATAGTTTGTTCAGTAGCATTGATTGCTGACGAACCCAAAGCCATAGTAATCTCATCTTCTGTTGACGTAGTTATCTGAGTAACATAAATCTGAGCTGAAAAGAATGTTTGTGCTGAAGTATTTTTTACATAGAGACAAAGATAGTCTGTAGAACCTGCCAATGTTTCTGTCCCTGCTGCATTTGGGAAAAGATTTGCCGCACTGTTATCCACTAACTCTGTTGTGCTAATTGCACCACCTAGAGCTAATGCGGGGTTTGTGTTAGCTGCACCACCACTTAAATAATATTTTATATCCGCTGCTAAAACTGCCATTTATTACAGGGAATAAAAAGTCTGAAGAAAAGTAGAGAACTAACCTATTACATCTTCATCCGAACCAAACGCCGCGTCTCTATTGCTAGAGTCAGCAGCACCAGGTAGACTACGGTATATAGGGGCGTTAGGATTCAACGGATATGTTCTATAAGGTGCTGAAAGAACGAATAACGACTCTGGGCTTGATTCGCGTATCGAGAAGCAGATATCCATCGCCTTACTGTAATGAGCATCACCCTTTCCATTCTCATCTTCGAAATGATCCCTGATCCATGATGAAGCGAAATATTCACTACTCTCTTTGATAAGCGGATAGATAGGATCGGTTATTTGATAGCCTGAATGACCAGTCTCTGATTCTACTCTAGCATCACCATACTGAACGGCTTGTTGAAAGTCGGCATCACTAATATCTGCGGTATCAATATTTCCAGCTAATTTTCTTGCTACAACATAATCTCCATAAGGTGGCATATTTTATATCAGTGTTTCTAATAGTGCGTCGTTATAATATGAATTAAAACCAGTCGGGTATATCTTGGTCGTTATCTCCTTACCACAAACAACACAGTAAAAGATGATTTTGGTTTCTGATACCTTGACTGCGTCACAGACTCTGCCACATTTATGAACAAAACTATTTGGTATCATATCATTTTCTTTTTTTGTTCGGTCGTGAACTTTGCGTTATCGTTCTCAGGAAATATTTTATTGGTAGGAGTATAATCGCATGTACCAGTTACGGTACGACACCATGAACAAAGTATCTTGTATTGAGTATTAGACGTGCGCACCCATGTCTTTGTGCTAGATGCGCAGTCGTGAGGAAATTCTACTCGCTTAGATACCAATAAAACATTAAAAATGAAAGAAGGGGAAGGGAACTATTTCTTTGATGGTACTCCAACATTTCCTGTTAGAGCGTTAAGTTCATCTAATATCTTTTTCAATGCGGCTTTGTCTGCTTCTGTATTTGCCACAACGAGGTTGATATCGGTTCCGCTTGCTTCTAGCTTAGCCTTTAGTTCAGGTGATAAGTCAGTTGCTGCTTGTACCAATCCGATAAACTTGTCATGGTTCGCTACAATAGCGTCATGTGCTTCATTAAGGTATTTTGTAATCGTGTCTATCTTAGCTGTATTCCATCCGTGATTTCGCATCTGTTTGGCTATTACGCCGATAATCGCGCCTCCGAATGCTGCTATAATTCCAATATTGTCATATAATATCGTAAGTGAGTCTGCTACTACCATTATAAAACAAGAAGATATGAAGAAAGAATTAGGAACTAATGTTTGGTAAGGTTGCCCAGATCATTTGGTCTCATGGGTTTCGTTGCCTAGAACCTCTTTCAGTAAGTGTTGGGTATTTAATTGTACTCCTGGCAAGTCTTGAAGCTCTTTGATTAATGTCTGCCGTTGATTGTTTGATAGATTGCCTTGTGCGTTTAGTTGTTCTTGACTGAGACTGTGTAGTGAATCTAGTTTATCATTTATCTGTTTGACTACTATCTGTCCTTGTTGTTGAGCTAGTTGTTGTTGTTGAATACTGGTATAAGTCTGATACGCGTATATAGTGCCCACCATGACTATAAGAACGGATAATAATGTAATGATAAAATGCGTTGGTTCCAATTTTAATTACTTCTTGTAAACTAAATTAATGAATAAAGAAGTAATATATTGACTGAAGATTTCATTGTAGCCGCTTATCCTGTTATCTCAATTCTAATAGGAGTAGGGACTTTAGGTGGTTTTATTTATAAAATGGGCGCTTGGATTAATAAGAAGGCTGAAACTAAAGCTGCTATTCTTAAAGAGGTTACTGAGAAGAAAGCAGATGAACTTAGAAAATATGCTGAAGAAGTGGCTAAAGAAGTCAGAGATATTAATGAAAAACAGATAGCGGATCTTCAGAAAAGATTAGATGGTTTAGAAGACAAGATAGACAAAGTTTTCCAGAGGGCTGACCTTGTAAATGGTAATGTTTCGAACATCAGAACAGACATAGCAGACCTACAAGAGGATTTGCTTGAACTATATTCTGCGGATGATATAGAGTATGAACAGAATGAAGATAGTGGTAGACATATAGAAGTCGACAAAGGCAGAGGACGTGATTCAGTATCTTCAAGAAAGAACAGAAAGCGTGTTGACCTGAATAGAAGATTAAAAAGGAGAAAGATAGAATCGGATAGAATTGAACAGTCTGAAAGGGAGAAACGATAGGTTTTATCCTACCTCAATATGTAGTTCTACTCGTTGATACCCATTAGTCAAAATAATTCTGTCTAGGTCACGCGATCCAGTCCGACCTACTCCCATTCTTTCTTTCAGTCCTTCTCGGAACACATTATTAAGCGAATCATATTCTGCTTGTGACATCTTTATGACGTCAATCTGCTCTTTTATCTCCTTTATTTTATACTCGGTCATGTATAATGATATAGAATAACAAAAAGTGAAGGTAAGAACTAATTACTTGCTCATATGTGTTAGGTTGTTCAGTATGTCTAACTGAATTTGGCGGTTTATGAGTATATCTTTGTAGTTCTGCGCTATCAATTTATCAGTGTGATCTGTCTGGTTGTCTATATGCAATGATTGATTTCCTATTATATTCAGTAGGTGGTGATTGTCAAGGGCAACTTCTTGTAGATTTGTTACCTGATCTTTAACTTCAGTATCTATTTTTGAGACTGTGTTATTAATACTGAACATAGTGAGAGATAGTAATCCTGCTAGCATACCCAGAATTATGAAATCAAGTATGTATAATCTCCACATATCATTCAGTCCTCGCATATCTATGGTCTAACTCTACATTTTTTAGTCTTAAGTCAAGTATGTCGCATAGTCTTAATGCATCATTTGATTTTTGATACAAATCCTTAACATCAGCTCTAATCTCCTTTATATCTTCTTTTACCTCCTTAACCTCATATCCAGTGAGTCCTTGCTTAGCATCATTCCTTCCTTCCTTCTTTAGAAAGAATACTAATGCAGTGAGGGCAGGAACTATAAACGTCAATAAATAAGGCCAATATTCAATCTGCATGATAAAATCAAACAACTCACTAGAGATATAGTGGAAAAAAAGTTAGGATAAGAACTAATTATTTTGTCCTTCTAAGGTAACGAATCTCCTGTAAGATTATCGAGCCTGTAATTATGGACATCCACACAACCCACGCCCAGTCTGGCAGCAATTTATTTTATATTTAGTTTTTCTTTAAGTATTTTCTCTATGACTCTTGAACGTGCACCAGTAGTTAGTCCGAATTCCTTGAATGCACGTTCGTCTACTGCGTCTAAAAGTCTTAGAGACATTGACACATTGACAGGAGTCTTCCGATCGCTAGGGTTCACTAGTTCCTTCTGTTTGCTAACCATCTAGTAATTTCACCTCTGTAATCTTATCTATCATTGACCTCAATCTCACCATCTCTTCAGTTGCAATGTCTAACTTAATTTTGGAAATTATAGACTGCACCACTATCTGGGATTTAGGGTCAAGGCCAATTAGGTCGTCAGCCAATTCCATTATTTCCCTTTTTCTCTGGTTCTTTTGATTCTATTGGTGTCTGTGATGATTCGGGGTAAGGTGGTATAAGTCCACGAATTATTTTTGTAGCGTCTTCTGGATCTCGGAATTCTATCATATGACTGCCCTTTTCATAATAAACGGTTCCGATTGCAAAAGGTTTCTTGGTCCTTTCTAGCTTAATTGTGAATCCTAAATGATATTCAGTCATACTTATTCCTCTTTTATTGCGTCACGCCCACTTCCGCAGTCACAGCCTGCGTTACCCCACATTATACCGCCAGAGCCGTCATGATACGCGACCTTAGGGAGTTCTTTGTATTTTTGGCCGCAGTTACTACAAACTAATCCCAATTATTCTTTCACTGGTCGTTTGCCTTTAACTTCAATCTCTGGGTTGGGAGCACCAGGTTTTACACCAGTCTTACCTAATGTAACTAGTTCGTCGAATGATAGGTTACGAAAGTCTTCATACTCAAAACCAGCATACATTCTCCCACCTGGAGTTTCCACGTAGAAAGTAGTTGCTGCGTCAATCTTGCCCTCTTCAACTAATTTGTCTAGAAGCTTTGGGTCATATTCTATAGGGTAAATTGTCTCATGTCTTGCTATACCTACACATACAGTCTGACCTGTCAATTCGTCGAACTGGTATTGTCCTATTGGTATGTTATACTTGCCATTCACTACGAACTTTTCTATTTCGTTGTCTCTGTGGTCGTGGCCGTGATATTCTTCATAGAAGTATACTGCCTCATTTGTATTTCTGAAACTACCTTTTCGTACTCTGTGTATTTGTTGAATGTGGACTTTTGTATTTTCTCCGTCTACATTCTTCTGGTCAAATATTGCATGGACTTGGTGTTCTGATGGGGGGATATAGTCTAGATTAGGATTGTTGTTATAAAATTGCTGTACTTTTTCATGTGCCTGCTTAAAGAAAGCAGCGTGTTCTGGTCTTACCATTTATATAACATGTTTGGCAAATAGTACTCATAGAGAACTAAATTGGAACACTATATGTTAAGATGGCGATGCGACGACTGTGGGAAGGTATACAGATTATATCCTCATACTATAATACATGATAAAATTTATTGTGTTGATTGCTTAGAAAAAGAGAAAGTTATAGGCTAAAAATTGCCTTAGTGTGGTTTGTATTCTATGCTGCGCCTGTTAGTTGTCTGATCCGACCTGGTACCAGAATCACGGGTAGAGACCAGTCACGATAAAGATATCCGTCTACGCCTTCTAGCTCCAAACGATATTGAGCAGTCCTAACGGGGCCCTGTAGCATAGCTACAGCTTTCCTATCGAAGACCGCCATTATCGTACTTGTCATCTCGTTATCAACATACCAGGTATAACCAGGAAGTCCTGGAACTTGGTTGATGATCTTCGCCATGGACATATCGGGCATTGGGATGGCCTGGAGCACTCCTTTTATAAATGTGGAACTTGCGTACGACCGCCAAATCTGGTCATGAGATGCAATTACGTTAGGTGCACCATTATTCGCAAATATCGTGTCGCTGACTGTGCCTATGTAGACTCTTGGGTCGAATGTGTTGTGATCTGTGGTGAAACCTGTCCATGCTCCGCCTGCTGAAACACCTGTAGCAGTAGCTAATTTTGTAGCTATCTTATTGCTTTTCAGACGTTTGAAGTCAGTTACAGCCGTGTCAACTTGTTGTTTATACAGATCATGTACCGTTCTCAGCTGTGCCTCATCAGTGATTTGGATAGTAGCTACATCTTTTGTCAAGTCATAGCTAGTTCTTGACACTGCTGCTCTCGCTGGGATTGGTGCTACACCTTCGGGAACTCCCTGCTGGGCCGTGAATCTCGTGTATGTGTCTACCTTCAAGTCAAGTTGTGGTGTTCCTATTGTCGTCAACGCTTGCTCTAACACGAAAGTTCTGAGCTCGGTTCCGACCATTTCCGCCATCACGTTTACGACGTCGATAGCTGAAAAGTCTGCTTCAGTTCCTACACTTGCCTGTCTGGTATGACCATTCTTACGAGTCTTAATGTCTGCGTATTCACGAGCGATATTCTGCCATTCACCTTCGTATGGATCTTCTATTGCTTTGAAAACGTCGTTTGTCTTTCCACTCTTTAATTGTTCTTTGGCATGAAATAGCTTGCCCATGTCGAGAACTTTCTCGTTCCATGTTGGAGCCATGTTGCCGCCTAGATATACTGAATTTGGATCTACAGATACTCCGTTCGCTGCCTTCTCATATGGGAAGTCTGGATTTTCTGGTGGCGAATACCACAAAACTGTGGCTTTGCCTTTGTTATATGCTCTCAGCTCATCTTTATAGGACAGCTGGTCTGTTGTTGTTCTATTATTATTTCCTTCTTCGTTAATTTGATTACTCATTTCTATCATTCTCCTCTATTAAATTTGTCCTCGGAATCGTATCCTGATAATGTCCGCGTCTGCGCTTGCTGTTGCTGGTGCTGCTACACTGCCCTCATTCGCATGTCCTTCATAAACTCCACAGACTAGTTTGAATTCGTCTCTAGCTGCTTGGACATCTGCCTGTAAGGGTGTGGTAGCTATTACCGTACTTGTATAAGCCTGAACATGGCCTGCGTTACTTGCAGACGGCATTACCAAAGCACCTGGCTGAATTACACCGTCACCAATAACATATACGAAACCATCGACTAGTGCACTAAAGCTAGTATCGGTTGTTTGGATTGTACTTGCACCTGCTGTCGTGTATCCAGAACCTGAAACTGCGACTCTAAAAGGACCTTTGTTATTTGTACTAGTTCCAGCTGTCTTCCAAACATTGCTCTGGACTGTGCAGACATCTCCGATCTTTGTAGTCGAATCGTTATTTGCTTTTGGTTCGGTTGTCAGTTGTGCGCCTGCTAAATAATCGCCTGCTGAAATGTTAACCATTTAGCGAACCCCCGCATGAAGTATAGCCCATGGCGGAATTTCGGTAGTCTTCTCTTCCTCTGGAGCTGCTGCATTTTTAATTGCGACCTTTGAAACTGTTGATTTTAATGACGCATTCTTTGTCTTGGCTATCTCTTCTGCTTTTGTGTTGATCTCTGTTTCTTTTGCTATATTTGCGGCTGCCTTTCTCATTTCGGCTAGTGGGCCTACTATGCTTTGAATCTCTTCAAATGGCAACGCACTCTTTGCGAAAGTGTCAACTCTTGCATCGAATTCTTCTGGTGTGTATGCGCCTTGTAGAATGTTAGCGATCTTATCTTTACGCCTTTCCATCTCAATACTTGCAACTCTTTGTCCAAGTTTTTCATTCAGTGATTTTTGTTCACTGCCTGCTTTCTTGTACTCTTCAATCGCCTTCTTTGCGATCATGAGTTGTTGTTTGAGCTTTTGGTTGTCGGCTAAAACCTGATTTACGTTTGTATCAGATTTAGTATTATTTTGTGTATTTTCTGTCAAACTATGACAGAGACATTTACGAGTAAAGGAAATAGAGAACTAATTTATTGTGTTGAAAGTCGCAAGTCGTCTCGCATATCGTCAATGAATTTCTGCATGTTGTCAATGAAACGTCTGTCGTCCTCAATTCTAGCTTCTAGGGTCTTTTCATGTTCGCGATTCTCCTCTACCGTATGAACTTCTTTGTTCCAAGGAGCATGATGTATTTGTGGTTCTTTTTCATGAAGTGTTGCTCCTGCATGATATGCATCCCCTGGAGGAATCATAAGTTCCTGGTCTTGTGTCTTGACCTGTTTCTTTTTCTTTACACCTTTCGATTGTTCTGGAGTTGCTGGATTAGTAGTTACCTGGTCTGGTAGTTCTGTCGTTTCCATTTTCTGAGTAGCGTCTTTGCTGTCTTCGTCTTGTTTTGGTTTCTTCTTCTTGGTAGTGGGAGTATTGCCAACGTCTATGGCACTTGTGTTGTTAGTAGTTGTGACTTGTGCTTGTCTTACCGAACTTAGAAGCTTGTAATTACAAAATCCGCATGAACCGTAACCATGCTCGTGGATGATTGCTGCTTTCTTCAAGTAGGTCATACACTTATCGTGTTCGCCTGTGCATTCGCCGTTGATTGTGGCTAATTTTATTCCATAAGCTGGATCTTTTACTACTGCCAAATGCGTACCAGTCCATCTCGTCATTTGTTTATCTGGTTCGTTTGCATCCAATTTATACAACTGCGGACTAACATACAAAGGAAGGTTGCCTTCTTTGAACGCTTGCTGCGCATAATCGTCAGTGATTTCAGCAATTGCGTCATACCTTGAACCCTTTCTTACGACATCTACTATGTTACCAATCCTGAATAGTTCCTGGTATTCTAACTGATGTTGGAGATTGTCGTCAGCAGAAACAGGGTGGTCGAAATTCTGTTGTAATACTAGGGGCTTACCAATATACGTCCTAATATTTGCGTCTAATGTTTGTGGTGTTACGCCCCATTGATTTAAATTGACTGAGGAATCCATGAGAAATGCTTTAACGAATAATTTATTGTTTGATTCAAAGGGCTGAATCTGCATGTCAGCGATATATCTGTCGTAGTTTCCGCTGTAATGCTTGGCAACATATTCACATACACTCTTGGCGTCTTCGTCATTACCATGATCTGCCTCACACATCTGTGCGGAGTATGTTTTGCCGTTTTTAATCCATGATATACCAACTGATTTTACTGCTAATGATTCACCTTTCTTTAGTAGCTGTGCGCCTTGTGGCGCCCATGATGGACTTTCTGCGTTAGCTGTAACCTCATCTGGTTCTTCTTGTGACGCAGGTTCGTCCTCACCTGGAGGAAGAGGAGCGTTAGCATATCCAGTTCCGATTAAACCTCTACCCACAGTTTTTTGAGCTGGATGCATGTGTTTTCGAATATGATCGTTATTATCTAGATTGCTGTCATTTTGACCAGTGTATGTGTCTGGTTGCATGTTATTTGCTTCATCAACTCTATTATCACCAAATTGGTCATAAGCAGGACCATCGTTACTTAGATCATGAGTATGGAAATTATCGTCTATACTATTTGGTCCGTGTCCTGTGACTGGTGAGCCAATCTCTGGACTATCTTCTAATGGGTCATGTTCAACAGTCTCTGCTGTTGGATAGTAAGCTTGTTTAGTTTGATCGTCGTCTAATCCTAAATCTTTCTCTACATCTTCTAGAAAACCTTCCATCTCTTCAATGAAATCGCCGTCTGAGGTATTATCGTCTACGGAAGCTGGTTCGCTATCGTCTACTATAGCTGCAGTGTGGGAACCTGTATCACTTCCTTCGACATATTCTCGGTTCTCATATTTGACTGGCTGAAGTTCGTCTTTTTCTTCAATACCACCGTCACCGTTATAATTAGCTAAATTGTTACAGAATGAACGTGCATTTTCTTGAGATAAACCATTCTTAACTTGGTCTTCGACGCATTTGTTAATGTCGTCGTCATAATAACTAAGATCAATCTCTTTAGTATCTGACTTTTCATTATAGTCGGCTTCTGCATCTGAATGCCAATCGATTGCCTCAGTATCAAGATAATCGTCCAATTTGCCTGGGTCTGTAAATTGGTTTTGCTGTTGTAAGTTACCTCCCTTAAAAGCATCCTGACATTCTTTCATCGCGTCGTCGTCGGATAACGAATCATCCTTCTTCTGTTTGGCCTTGACGCAATTTTCAATCATTTTTGAAGCTGCGTTCATATCTGGATTCATCATTGTTTCCTCTTCGGTATCGTCTTCTGGTTTCTTCTTTTTCTTATCAGCACCTGATTTATACCAACTAGGGTTATCATTACCTTTTAATGCATCCCCTTCCTGACTTTCTTCAGTAGGATTATCTTGTGGCTCCTCTTCGTCGTCATTTTCGCCTGTGATAGCGTCACATATTTTCTGTGCAGTCTCTTCGTCGTGGCCGTATTGTTGGGCCTGGTCTACACAATCATTATAGTCGATTTGTGCTTGTAATGTCTTACCACCTAATTTACTTTGTAGTGAGCCACATATCTTATCTGCTGACTCGTTTGATTTGCCTTTACTTTTCTGGTCAGAAATACAGGCCGAGAAGTCCTTGTACGGTCCAAAAGGTACCATTTAATGTGAAGTAAAGAGATACGAGAGGAATAGAGAACTAAACAATTACCGAGTTATCTTATGAATTAGTAGGGCCATTTTCTCTTTTACAGCCGCTTGAAGCCTTGTGCCGTACTTAGTCCTACAACCATTACAAAAATAGTGGTTACACACAGAACAATATAGGACGTTATTAGTAGTGTCGCCACATAAAAAACATGTGGGAATTTCTACGGTTTTAGACAAACTAAATCCGTATACTAGGCTGCATGTATTGTGTCAGGAATTGTACTTCTTGTTGGTGGTCGAATACAAATGGCGCTACTGTGAATACTGCGAATAGGAACTTCAGCAGGATCACGATTATGATTAGTGCCACTATGACGTAAATTAACCACATTAACATTATCTATTATACACCCCTTTCCATTTATTCTGTGCTTCTTGTTCTGCTAACTTTGCAACTCTTGCAGCTTCAGCACGAGTCCTTTCGTCTTCTGCTAGTTGTGCTACTCTTTCGGCATCTTTCTTTGCCTTTTCTAATTCAGCTTGTCGTTTGATTTCCGACTCTTCTAAATCGTTTCGTCGCTTGACTTCTAATTGTGGTAGATGTCTATGTTCTCTCCTATCCTTTTGTTCTTTAACCTGTTTTCTTGCTTCTTCGTCGCTTAATGTCGAAACACGGACGCCTGCCGATTCAAGTTGAATAGAATACTGTCGTCGACAATGTTTGGCTACATAACTTGTTGCCAAGTTTTTATTATTCTCATCATATAACAACTCCCATTCTAGTTTGCGATTACAATCAATACATCCACTATTTGCTATAAAGTCAGATAGGTGGCCCAATAATCCATCATGAAGGACTATTCTACTTTGATGTTCACTTAAAATTTCTGCTTCTTCAGAAGTTGGCTTTTCTTCTTCCTTTAATACTGTACTCAATTCTTTAGGTTTAATGTGATATGGATAAATAGAGAACTAAAATTACTTACAAACGCTCGAATTATCTATGCCAATTTTTTTCACGTAATTGCAGAGCCCATTTGCTTTAAGTGTTCCTAGAACTCCCATTTTAGAACCATATGTTATGGCTGCTTTTACTCTGCCAGGACTGAGTTTACCACCTTCAGTAACGGGATATTTACCCTGTTTTGGCATGAGGCATGTCTCACCTTTATATTTTGTTCCTTGACATGGACCTGCTGCATTCATAACTTTAGCATTCTTAGTATTAGTTCTCCCGATAACTTGAACCATTATGTTTATATAATATATAGGTATAAAAAATAGAGAACTAAATTGATAGTAGTTACAGCATCGGCAATTACGGTCACATTGTTATTAGCGACAACGGTATTCGTAGCACACCCAGCATTCGCCTTACAGCATTTCTTTAACTGTATTACGGATATAAGCAACAAAGATGGAGGGGATCATAATCTAACGGCTCAACAAGTCTTAGATTGTTTTAAGAAAGAATTCCCGTCTAACGATCAATCAGTTTCGTCCTCCTCAACTATAATAGAACATACACATAGTCAAATACTCAGGTAAATTTTTTATCGCGAATCCACTTCGTCGCGATGTATTTTTTTTCAGATATGAGTGGCTTACCCTCATGGTACGTAGATTCGTCCCTGGTTCCGTCTTCCTTTAAATTCCACCATACTATTGCCCTGCCAGCCTTTGGCTTAACTGACAAGTTTAGTTTATGAAAATATGTTTCTCCCCCTTCTTCTACGTCGTTTAGATACATTAGGAAGGTAACTATTCTTTGTCCACCGCGCTGTAGCTGTGTTCGATTTCCCTCAAACTTATCATCAAAGTCGTCCCAATGGGGTTTGAAATAGCCACCTGGTTGATATCGTACTACCTGAAGCCCTTCCCCACACTCTATAGCAGTATTAGTATGTACTGCGATCCTCTTCTCGATATTGGCTATCAGTGGATTCTCATGTATCCTAAAGAACATTTGATCACTCTTTCTAAAGTCGTCTACCTGATATGCTCCAGAGACTGGGTTTACAGTAGTCGAGGATTGTAGTCTATCTGTTGCCATATCTATAAGGTCGTCACATTCATTTTTAGAAAGGAATGAATCGATTATTTCGTACTTCATGCTGTCGTGTCATCCACACATGTTTGAGTAGTATCATCCCAATGTTGATTTTCAGGGCAGTTATCGTCAACGCATTTACCAGTATCTGGATCTGTATGCTGATCTACTGGACATTCTTGGCATTGCTGTTTCTTTTCAGCCCATATTTGACCTTCAGGACACGGCTCAGTTTGACCTAATCCTAATCCCACTCCTAAAGCCGAGCCAGCTGTCGTTAATGCTAGTCCAGGTAAGAGTGTGTTTAGGTCTGTTCCTCCTCCTCCCGCTGTCTCTACTATGTCGGTTACGTCTTCGCCTGTCGATATCTCCAAGCGACACCTACAATTATCATGAGTATCATCTGGAGGGACTAGCATGTTTGGATCGTCACTATTCCAAGTCATTCCTTCTAATGACATACACAATTGGCATACTCTATCATCTTGTGCAGTGGCCCATGCTATTACGTCAACAGCTTGGGCAGACTTTACTCTGGACGTAGGTAATAATCTTAATGCATTAACTTTAACTATTGTGGCCACAGCAATACTCTTCGTTACAATTTTCGTCGCTAGACTAGTAACAAGATTTGCTAGTGTAAGTGTTGATCTATGCGTAAATCTAGCTTGTTTTAGTATGTTTTGAACCGTATCTTTTTGATGTAATACTGCAAACATTCTACGCCAAAAGATATTTGTAAATTCATTGGTTAATGTCTTTATCTTTTCAATATCTGTTAGTGTAAGGAACATATGATGAAGTCTTTGTTTTCTTCCGCCCACATAATTGATTCCCACAACATAAGCGCTTGTAACTGCTGACCTAATTACATGCTCTACTTCCATAGAATAGTTGCGCTGGATAACCGATATGTCGTTGCTCTGTTCTGCTGCGATACTGTTAACTAAGTCATTAAGGTGAGATTTAACCTCATCCTCTATTTGTCTGGCCTGCTGTTCTCGTTGCTTAGATACGACATGTCTTACCTGATGTTTCTCTCCAACATTTCTAGCTAATTCCCTGAGTTTCTCTCGTTGTTGTTCGGAATAGCTAGATGGCATAAATCATTCATTGACTATTATTGTCTTGTGGATTTCCTGTTGGTCGTCCATGAGCTTTCTCTGTTGTTGTCAATAATGATTTAGGACTCATAGCTGGATATTGTACAACTCTAGGAGTCGATTGACCTACTCCTAGAACCTGTTGAGCGGCAGGCCTATCCTCAGGAGCAAGTGCGCTTATGAACTCTGCCTGTCCCTGATCTATCTTACCCTGTAACTGTTGCATTTGGTCTAATACGTCATCAAAACCCAAGATCTCTAAAACTTTTTCGCCAGGCAATAATCCAGCTTCATACAAAGGCAAAACAGCTAACACCTTATCTTTTAATGTCTCTAATGAAACATCTTCGAAAGCTAGTTTTAATCTGATTGATAAGTCGTCGAATTCTTCAGGACTCATGTTAAGAGCTATTGCAAATAGAGTGTCGAACCATTGGGTATCAAGCGTATTATTGATCCACGTTCTTTCTTCTTCTACAACACTTTCTTTCCACGCGAGCATGACTTCCTGAAGCGTGGCGAAGTTCTGAATATCTTCAAATCCTAGTAATGCGGCTGGTACGTTTAGAGTACGTAGTATGAGCTTCTCATTCTCGTTTCTCTCAGTTAGTAACGACGCTAAATCTTTCTGTAGTTCGTGTACTTCACAAATCACATCTTGTGAGATCGCAGTCCATTTTCCAGCTTGGAATTGAGATAAGAATGCGCTTACTTCTGCGATGTTTCTTGTGGTTGGAACTTTGATTAGACCGAAGCCTGCCCACATGCTTTTATTTGTCTCTTTTAGATCCTCCTCATTCATGATCCTGTTAACCTCAGAAACATGCTGAATCGGTTCAATGTCTGATAAACCATACCAAACAGTATAAGGTGAAACATGATAGTCCAAATTTGTGAAATAAACTATATCACTTGCGTCTAAGAAATTATATGGGTCGTTCAAACCTCGACTGTTAGTATTATATTGGATCTGTTGCAACGCCCAAGTGAATTCGTTGATCCTTACCTGTCCTAATAGTTTGGAGTTTAAAATCTTAATATTAGTTGGAAATCCGCTATAATCGTCTGACTCTACTAGTAGTGCGGACCTACCATAAACCTTAGATTGAATTACAGCCCCTTTTAGCTTCTGTTGGAATTTCGTTTTTCTCATGACCTTATCTATCTCACTTTTAGCCTTGAGATACTCCTGGTCTCTCATAAAGATATTAATCGCAGCACGAGCTTCGTTTGGATGTGCAAATGTTTCTATTAGGTCAAATTGAGTCTTCAATTCCTTACCCAATATGAAACTAACCTTACGGTTGATAGCAGCTCTAACTACGGGATCGCAACGATACGATTCTTCAAATCTTATTTTCATAGGGAAATTATAGGGGTCGCGTAACATGGCATATGACCCAGCTCCAATATCAGCAGGATTAATTGTAGCCGATTTTAGATTTTTTGGTTTTCCATAATTAGGACCATCTATACCTGAAGGAAATCTCTCACCATATAGTCCCTTAGCGAGAAATTGTCCATTTTCATCAACAGCAGAACGTGGCAATGTAGAGGTAATGTCTCAGAATACTAGAGAGAAGTAATGAAGATCACGAAAACCTTATTAAATAATTAGATAATACAGAAGATAGAGGTATTCTTGCAGAAAGTAGAACAAATACTATCTGGCTATACCAAGCGAGAGAGGGAGGCCCTGGATGAGTTTTATCGTCAAAAATATACATATGCCAAATCAGGGCGCAGTACTAGTAGTAAATCAGTGTTTCTTGTGTCAGATATGCATTGTGGCGCTGTATCCGCTATCATGTGGGAACCAAGAGGAAATAGAAGACAGAGAAGGAAGCACAGAAAACTTAAAGATTTCTGGATGTCTATGCCTGACCAACTTAAGAATAAGACTCCAACTTGCCTAGTAATAAATGGCGAGCCTATTAATGGTCCGTCAAAGAAACAGAATGGCGCTGAGAACTGGACTTCTGATATCAATCTACAATTAGACGACGCTGAACGATTGATAAAAGCTCTGCCTTACAAAAATATACTACTAACAAGAGGATCTAGCTATCATTCGTCAGATGGTCAGACTAATTGGGAAGAAGATTTAGCTAGAAGACTACCTGACGTTATAAAATATGTTGGAATGTTCGGTAATGCATTAGATGAACATCCAGAGGGTAAATCATATTCAAAGATAAATGACAATAATAGACTTGATGGTAAGGTATACAGCAATCAGCACACAGACTTTTATCTCTGGATTGGTATACAGGATAAAATATTCAGCATAACTCATCATATAGGGTTTAGTCGTTGGCAGCAATATAGGACTACTGGTATCGCATCAGAAATGGCAAACATTGACCATATGAGAGGTAGATATTTTCCTGCGAATATGAATTGCACACAGGTAATTAGGTCTCACGTCCACTATCTCGTCCATGTAGAGTATGGATCTCAACATGGAGCAACTACACCCTGCTGGAAGCTACCTGATGGGTTTATGTTCCGTGGTGGAATGGCTGCTACTAATACACATATCGGAGGATTAGAGATTCTCATAGAGCAGAATGGTAAGGTAGAATACAATAAGATCATGATGGAGAATGAGGATTATCCTAAATACTCAATTGTTTGGCTATGACTAAGAAACACCAAGACGACGACGAGTTCAGGACGTTCACAGTCGACGATAACCTAGAAAGGAGAGTAAAAGATTGGGTCAAGTTCGCAGAGTTCCGACACATAGGTCCCGTCTGTCATACCTGTGGCAAAGCAACTTATGCGTTTTTTCCAGAAGATACCACAGGATTTTGTTTGCCCTGTCATAAGTCAAAGAACCCTGAAGCTAAGCATAAGCGAGGCTGGTATGGTCTAGGGGCGAATGCCAAAAATAAACAGAAAGGTAAGAACGTAGCTGAAGGCGGAGATAAGGAATGAAGAATATTACAAAATACATAAACAAGAAATGTGAAGTTAATCTATTCATTACTTATTGGGACGGTCATGTAAAGGGTGAATCAATACCGTTCAAGATTAATGATCAATTAGAAATCAATGATTGTACTTCTGGACCGCATAATGTTTTATTATTTACTACTGATGGAGATGGTATAACTAAGGCTGAAGAGTTTACTTTTGATGGTTTCGACCAAGTAACTATAACATATGCTGATTCTGGGAGTAGGAAATGACTAGCACAGTTTGTGAAGCATGTGGTAAAGCTGAATCAACAATATTCAAACAACGTAGATGGTGGTGTGAGGATTGTTATGATGTAATTTATAAGAAGTGGCAGAAGTATGGCGGAACTGAGTAAGAAGTGTCGCTGTGGTGCAATTGCAGACAGATTTGTTGTTGCAGATCATGGTAAGACAACTAGAAGATATCGTTACTGTAGAAGTTGTTTCAATAAAAGATTTTGTAAGCAGATATGCCAATAAAAGAATCCAAACGGTACTCAGCCCTTTGCGACGATTGTCCACATCTCAAAGCACTACATGACGAAGAGATGGGTTGTGTAAGGGGGTGCAGTTGCAAATTACTATATCCATGAAAAAACATATCCATAGATACGTAACAATCACTAAATGTATGATTACTGGTCAGACAGGTAGAATTAGTATCTGTATGTGTGGGAAGGTAGAATGATTACGCCCCGATGTGGTAGTTGCGGCAGTTATTGCAGACATATATCTAATGATGCATGTCCATGCTTAATCATAGGTTGTCGTTTAGAGACTGAGGTATGGGAATGCCTGAATAAAGACTGTCATGAAAAATGGGAATTAGAGGTATAATAATTGTATACTAGGAGAAAGACATGAGTACCTTCGAAGCCATGAAGAAATTCGTAAACTCCTCGTCAGGACATAAGGAGTATTTTAATGGGCGGACTGCCGCTTGTCTTTCATGTGCACAACGATTTGACTTACCAAATTTAATTATACATATCAACGAAGAGCATACTTTTGTAGATATTATCGAGGGGTTTTGTGAGGCTTCGTTCTACATAGACGATTTAGAGATGAAAAAACAATTGAGGTATCAAAATAAATGACAATTGAACTACAACTATGGTTAATTATTATAATGGTTGGCTTTCTGGTGGGTTGGGAGATAAATAAAAAATGACACCTGACGAAGCAGAAGAGATTAGATGTGCCGATTGCTCTGGTCCATTTTTAGAAGGAAAGGTATTCTATCTATTAGGTTCAGTTAGACCTAGCCCCACAGTGACGGTAAATGATGAAATAACATATGAGTATGACTCTGGTGATTTATGTCAGGTATGCTATAATTATAAAATGGCTCTACTGAAACATCCGACTACCAAAGTCTAAATATTCAATCCAGCCTGTCTCAAATCATTCAAGTCTTCTTCGTTTAGACTTGAGTTAACGCTATCATAATCCATGAAGTGACGGCGCTTCTTGTTAACGAATGATTGTGATAGAATAATAGGCCCAGTTCTTCCAGTCACAGGTGCTCTTGATATCAACTTCTTTTCATGCTTTACTTCGTCTACAGGTTTTAACATACCGCACGAACGACATTCTAGTTTCAAACCCTCGTCTGTGATCTTGAATTTGAGTTTAGTCCTACAAACAAAACACCATTCTTTACTATTGCCTTGCTGACTTTGATCGTCCCAAACGTCTATACGAATCTTATCTCTATCTGCTCTAATCTTATCTGCTTCACTCTGTGACATAACCTAAAACCTCAACAACGTTCCTGAGTAGAGTTTGGCCCCACAAGTCTTACAAAAGTTATCTCCTGGCCCGACATCTGAACTGCATAACTTACATTGTTCAGTTGTTCTCCCTGTCATATTATAAAAAAGAAAGAGGATAAATTAGTTAACTATTTTTGTGGCGCTACAGGGTCACTTGACTTACTACGCTTAATTGGATTTTTATTAAGTTTTTTATGGTAAGTCCAGCCATGACGTTTGATATAATCAACCAATAATAATATAGAAACACCAACGGAAAACGTGGCCATAACAAGTCCTATTTGTGCCACTAAAAGTATGAAGCTGTCTACACTGTCTGAGGCAACTTTGATTACTAGATTGTAGACCAATTTATTAAAAAATATGGGAGTTTACTTCTTCACACAACTGAATGGAAGAAGTGGTGCTGAACTTGTGCAGCTAAAGTGTTTTGTGTCGAAGTGGTTATTTGTGGAGTTGGTTGTATTAGCCGTTATAATGGTTACTGTTGCGTTCTGACCTGCGGGACCCGTTGCTCCAGTATCACCTTTTGGACCTTGCTCACCTTGCACTCCTGGCAAACCTTGCTCACCTTGTGGACCCTGGATTCCTGGGGGTCCTTGCGGACCTACTCCGCCTCCGCCGCCACCGCCGTTACAATTTACTGTAACATGTGTAGTGCCTATATCGGCGTGTTTAACTACACCGCCATGGGCGTGAGAAGCAGGTGCAGTACCACAATTGATCACAATGTTGTTGCTGTTTATGTCTGATGCTGCCATTGCTGAACCTCCTAACATGCTCAGCGCAGTAATTACGAGTATCGTTGTTGGTATTATTTTCTGCATGCAGATTACCTAACTTAGAATATTAGGAGAGAAGTATAAATATCTTACGTATATGTTGGGTATAATTAAAAAATAAGGAAGTTTGGTCGATTATTTATGTGTGTGGGTTAGGTTACCAGTGCCGTTGGTGACTGGGACTGGAGTCGGTGCTGGACCTGGTAAGCCACAGGTTTCGTTACCCTGGACTATACAAATCGTTGAAGTTCCATTCTTTCCTGCTGGGCCTTGAGGACCTGCGGGACCTGCTGGACCTTGTATACCTTGTGTACCATTGTCACCTTTTGGACCAGGAATTCCTTGCGGACCCTGAGTTCCATTGACACCAGCTGCGCCTGCGGCGCCTGCTGGACCTGTAGCGCCAGTTGCGCCTGCGGTTCCATTTTCACCCTTGGCTCCTGCTGGACCTGTGTCACCCTTTGGACCTGGTACTGAGTTCACATTTATGATGAACTCTTGTTGGCCGTTCTTGATGACGATTTGCTTAGCATTATCGACCGTCTGTGTGTCTGCCTTCTTCACTGCTAATGCTGCCGCTCCAAAACCTCCGCCTATAAGGACGAATACTGTTGCGAACAGTATAGCAATTGCTATTTGTTGTTGCAATGTAGCATGTACCTACGTTATCTGTATAGATAAGAGGTAAATATTAACTTTTACCTTTATATTACTTATTTCACTATCGGCGCAGCACAGGTTAATTTGGTATTGTTCGATGTATTATTGCCTTCCGTGTATTGTTTCCCCGTCTGTGCACCCACACATTTTGATATACTCAAACTATATATCTTGTGTTTCGATTGGCCAGATTGATGCCATAGGGTAAATACCAAGAATGAGCCTATAGCAGTCATTGCTAATATCGCCAATGCAATTATAATGACATGCATTTCCGTAACCAACTACCACTATATATTGTCAAAGACGTATTAGGAATTAATAAAAAAAGAGAGGAGGGTCATTTCTTCGTAGTATTGAATGCACTGGCCGCGATTGCATAAGTTGCTGTGAATTTTGTTCCATTCACTGAATGAAGTGCTACTGCTTTTGCGACAAAACTCATAGAACCGCTGTTGAAACTGCTGACTATTGGAGGTCCGTTATATGGCTTTATCAATGATATTGCTACTTGTCCTATTGGAGTTGGTGGCTTCTCTGCAGTATATCCTAACGCTGTAGTTACTGGTCTTCCATGCTGTGCGTCTGTCGTTATACTAGTATTGTAGTCGTAAAGCAATCTCACTTCGACAGGCTTTGACGAAGTCCATGAGAGTGTACCCACCCAGAGCTTTCCGTCAGACCTATACGGAAGTATTACAATCGCCTGATGTGCTTGGTGGCCAGGCAACGCGTCCACTGTAGACATTGCTGTTCCTTCGGTTGTGATGTTGTTATCTAATGCGTATACCGACATTGCACCAGAGAACATGACTCCGACCATGGCGAATATGACTAGTGTTAATATTATTTTCATGCTACACAACTCGCATTTGCATCGGCATAACTACCGTCAGGACACTGATGTGCCTGTGTTTTTGTTGCGTTTGTCGATGGTTGAGTAGTGTTAGTCACTGGTGGTGCTGTCATATTCATTGCTGGCATTGTTGCATTTGTCGGTTGAGTTGGCGGCGCAGTGATAGTAGAGTTTGTATTATTGGTGGTAGGCGCTTTAGTTACGTTAACAGAAGAATTGGTAGGCAATGCGGCTATCTTAGGATTAGTCGGCTGTGGTGTTGTCGCTGTCGAGTTATTATGTGAACACGACGGATCTCCTGGGAACAAACTACAATCAACTGGTTCGGTAGTGTTTCTCGATGTGTTCTTTATGAGTGGGGGCGGTATATTATTGGTAGTAGAACTAAATGCCATACTACTACTCGAATAGTATAGGCCTACTACCATAATAGGAACGGTTATTGCTAATATCGCTATTAGTATTCCATTTCACCTTAATCACGATACATTAGTCTTGTATATAATTGCTTGTTAAGTTAGGTAAATATAAATATAGAGGTAAGATCACTGGCCCGATGTTGCGTTGAAAGTGGTGTCTGGCCTAGAGACGAGGAAGAATCCAACCCAACCTAAGTCACTGAAGTGATTTATATGCGAGTGAAACATGAATTCACCAGGGTACTTGTAATTAAACTCGAAAATGCCTCTATCCCCTTGCTGTAAGGCTACAATATCTGTATATACCCTTGCACTATTAGGCGATCCAGATTCTTGGAAATAACCCATCGTGCCGTGTATGTGGAAGCTATTCAATGGATCAAATTCCACAATATTTAAAAGATAAATCCGATAAGGCGTCCCTGTCTTTAAGTTTATCATATGTTTACCCTCATATCCAAATGGCATTCCATTCACCGAGTAGAACTGATTGTCTGGTCCGTTATTCTCGTCTGACGCTTCTTGTACCGCAGTCAGATTATCACGCATCTGTTGCATTGTAGCTGGGACTGTCGGAGCTAAATGACCACTGCCGTTTATACCTGAGTAGCTAAATGTATACGAATTCAGAGTCATTACCATTTCAACCGCATGAGGTCTAGGAGTTGGAGGATCTATTATCAACATTCCATATAGACCGCGTGAGATATGTTCTTCAACTGGGGCCATATGACAATGATAGGGATAATTACCAACAGGTTGTGCGATAAAATCATAAGTAAAATTGGTTCCAGGAAATACCATACCGCCTAATCCCATAACTCCATCCATTACGCCAGGGTGGATCGAGTGCATATGCATCGAGTGGATGAACGCAGATTCGTTAAGATTCACTAATGTAATCTTTACATGATCGCCTTCTGTCACCCTAATTGTCGGACCTGGTACTGTTCCATTAAAAGTCCACGAAGGAAACATAACTGGGTCCGTCTTATTCAAACTGATTGGAATAGGTTTGCCTGCGCCATGGTAGTCGTCAACGTATAAAGTAAATTGTCTTAGAATTGTGCCATTCGGATAAACAGTTACATGACCACATGAGAAATGAGTAAGATATGTAAGATAGTTTGTATTGCCGTATGTCTGGTCTACCGAACAATGCTTTAATTTATCATACTGTAAAGTATTTAGTTTAACGATTTGTTGGTGTGAAAGTGGTGGGGGTGCAGGTCTATAATGAGGAAATAGAAATGGAAATGATAACGCACCTGTAAACATTTGAGAAAGTATTAACGCGCCGAACGCACCTACCATCACAAACAAAATGATTAATACGCCGTCTATCCTTATCAAACTCTTAATACCTCTAATCTAGGTATATGGTATTAGGAGTTAATATATGTTTATACATACTTCCAGACTGAGCCATCACGTTTAACTGCCTTCTTCTCTATTAACGTAATGCGTCTACACACGACACACATCAACGGTAAAAATTCGACATATTCGTTTGCTACCATAAAAATATTGCCCTGCTTATAACTAGAAACACATACTTCGAATACTTCGTTACGATCTACTGGACAGGATAAAATTGCTGTCACGCTTTGATTTCCTCTTTCTTTCTCTTCTTGTAATCAGAATTAAGTTTTATCATTACCTGTCGTATGTGGTAACAAGGCGTCTGCTTTAATACCCAATGCATACATTCACATTGTAGTTCCTGTTTACGCCTATCGAATCTAACATTATATTTCTTACCAGATGTTGTCTGTGAAGGGACATTGAATGAGTTGTCCGAGGTATCGAGGGTTATCATTTATTTAGCACCCCAAATACTAGGATCTGATAGCGCTTGAAATATCCCCATACCTAATATACCCGTAATTAATAACAATATAACTATAAATAAGGTTTTTGCGTCTTCGATGTTCCTTTTCTCGTCGAATCTTGTTGTCATTGCATTGACTCCACCGTTGCCTCACTCATCCAACCTACCTTACGTTCCCAATCAAGACGTTTACGACATAACTTCTTAACCTGATCAGCCTCTTTCTTATGATTTTCGATGAGATGTTTGGCTGCCTCTTCTGCGATCAAATCTTGGTTACAATACTTACACTGTACAATATCACCTAAAATAGACACAGCTCGGGCGTATGCGATCCATTCTTCCTCTTCTTCTTCTCGCATTACCTATCTCCTAATATCGCATTGTATTGACAGAAGATACAAAGACAGTCTGACTTTCTTTCATCTTCTAACTGTACACCACAAGATGAACAATAGAATTTATGTTGTTTGTGGAACTTATAACTACAATTTCTGCACGTGATACCGCTTGTATGATTGTACAAAATCGCGGAGCATCTTGGACACGACATGTTTCTTATTCACTTTGACTCTTTACTCGTCTATGCAAGTCACAAGTTATTATTGAACTAATCTCTTCGAATTCGTTTAATGCGAGTTCGCAATTACACTTATATTTTATTTTTCTTTCTTGCATGGTACCTTTCCAATGTTTGTCGTGCCTCATCGAACTCTTTTTTCTGTTCCATTTTCTTAAGTTTCTCTAGCGACTTTTGTTTATCGTATATTTGTGTGCGCTGCCACTGTTCGTCTAGTTCTTTGCGAAGTGTCGATATTGTTTGATGTTTGCTAAGTGTTTGGTGCATTGGATGATTATCATCCCCTAACGCCTTCAGTTTGTCTTCTTCTTGGAGTTCGCGTATTGCTTCCTTGACTAGCTTTTTGAATAAATCTGGGTGCATCCAGTCAGTCATTCCATATCTGGACGTCCCAGTTCCAATCTATGATATAATTCTCGGTCATTTCTGTTCCTCTTGATTGAATGATATGTGTGCCTTGGTAGTCGTAGAATGATATTTGTCCTGAAATTCCAACCATTCACCTTTGAAAAATAATAGCGTATCTTCTATAGATTCTAATGCGTCTGCTATTCTTTGTAGTGAATATTCTGTATCTGGATAATCAGGTTCACCCAATCAGTCTCTGCTCTCCGTCTATACGCAGTAACGTTCTAGATTCTAATGGAACTGGTGAGAAGATTTCGTATATGTTATTGTTCGGATGTGATTTGCCAAAAAAGTGGTCGTGAGCTTCCTTCGTGCCCGATCTTATCTTTCTATGGCAGATATTGCAGTATAGTTTTGAGCCTTTCTTGTTGGCGTACTTGAACATTATTTCCCAAAAGTCTTTTTCTGGTTCCGTAAACTTTGGCATTAGTCTTTGTTCAGTACCCACTGGAGGATTTCTTTCTGAATGTAACAGATATGATTAAACTTCTTAATGTCCTTATCACTCCTGTCATACTCTCTATTACATTCTCTGACTATCTGTTTATAACGTTTAATTATCTGTTCGATTGGTTTTAGTTCGAATTCGGGTTTTTTTGTAGATTCGATTATTGTTGTCATAGGAATCTCTCACTTCACACCTAGTTATGTTAAGAACTACTCCTTTTCCTCATCAAGTACTTGTTCGAGGAGAGGCTCTGGCATATCGAATTGTGGTTGAGGGTCTACTAGTTGTGCAATATCCACTTTGGCAGTGTGACAGGCGCATATACAATCAGTCGTCTTAATGAGCTTACAAAAGTCGCAGTGTTTAGTCCTAACGTCAGACACATTCATACGGTTAAGTTATGTAGTCATGTATTTATTAGTTTATTCTTCAAATACTAGAGTAATAGTAGAGCCTCGCCAAGTGTCTTCTTCGAATCGTATACAAAAACACCTCTCGTTGTCAGACGCCCAACCACAACCGACTTTAGTATGAAGGTATTTGCTATGCCAGCATTTTCCACATAGAGTCATTGGTCAGGTGGCTCTTGTTTGAAACGACGTAATACTAGATCACCAGTGCAATGCCCACAAAGATCCATAGACTTGGCATTATTATGATTGTATATGGTCATACTTGCATGTAGTTTATTATCATCGACAAGATCGTTGCATATATCGCAGAGAATTTGTCTCAACTACATATCACTACACGTAAGTGCGAACCCACAGTTTGGGCATTCCAACTTGCAGTGATTTTCCTCCAACTCTTCACCACAACGGTAACAGGTTTCAGTCATGTCTAAACTTCCTTATTTCATATCTCATACCCCAAGCACCGTAGATACTACCAATAACAAACCCAATACTAATACAGAAAATATTGAATAAAACATCTGTAATTGTCATTTTAATTTGGGCACCCACATCGACAGTCTTTTGTTCTTGGCCTATTAGAATAGTCGTGACAAGAACACAGGCACATCATAACAACCACATCAATAGCCTGGGTACTTGGCCTTTAAGTAATTAAGATCGCCCTTGTATTTTTTTCTGTTCTCTTCGCTTTGTGTCTCGCATACAGCACATACGTCCTTATAGACTGTGAATGCTTCGCAAGTTTTGCACCACGTCGCGTCTCCTTCTTGTTTTGTTTTCATGTTTCACCACCCTCTGCTTTCTTAAGCAACTCGTTTAGCTTATAAAGTAAACTGCGGGGGTTAGCTAGATTATCCATGCCTGAAACACACTGTTTTATTTCCTCCCAAACTTTCTTGTCTACGAATTTATATTCAGTTTCTAGATTCTTTACTACGTTCTTAACTGGTGGTGTATGATAATTTAGTTTCCATTCTTCAAGGTCATGTGTACGCCCATCGATACTAGCTACTGACCTTTGTAGTTGACCATTCCATTCTTCAAGGTCTTTTATTTTCTCCTTTAACATATCAAACTCTGTTTTCCATATACCAGTATTACCTATAGCTGATGCCTTTTGTTCAAGGTCTTTTACTTTATCCTCTAAATCATTTAAATCTTCATTACTTGAATCTCTATATTCTTCAAGGTCTACTATCCTAGCTGACATACTTGTAGAACGTGATTCAAGGTCTTTTATTCTGTCTTCGATATAGGTCATTTCTTATTCTCCCCCCTAGTCATATCTTGAACCCTTTATTTCGTATTCTTATTAACTTGCGGTCTATATGTTTAAAAGCCATAGTGCAACAAGTACAATATAGTATAACCTCATCTAAATCATGAGCGCAATTATCACATTTCATTTCTTATTCATATTTCCACAATCGACATGATTTCAGATGGTGTATTCGTTGACAGTCATCACAGGCTTGTAGCCTACAATATTCGCAGGTCATTTCTTACCGTCCTTCAACTTCTTACTGCCTTTCTTTTTCTTGGCCATCTACTGCTTCACCTCCATCAATGAATGTATATCCTTAGCGATTGAATTAGGTTTATGAAACATTGTGCCCGCTTCAGGTCCAGTTATGAGTTTTAGCCAGTTAGAGTTAACGCCCATCCTCGCTGCTACGTAATTTCGTGTTGGATGAGTGTCATATCTTACAGTCAACCTATCTCCGTCCTCTAACTCCCATTCATAGACTCTCGTACCGCTTTTTGTTGTAACGAACATATCTATATGCGCTATGTCGCCCATAGTTATACCTCTATGTTTGTAGTAAATATACGTTGCCCCTTGGCTACCATTCCACGCATTATCCTGATTGCTTCCTGGCCATTATGATATTCCCCACTAATCCTATATAGTGCTTCTAAGTTAATGATTAGTCTCTGGTAGTCGCTAAGGGTGGTCATGCGTACCAGAATCCTCCCTCTTCTTCTTTGATTTTTAGATAGGCCTCTCTTATTTCAGGAGGAACGAATTCAACTAATACCTCATCAATATAGATATGCATTACTTCTAAGTCGTCGGTTTGTTCTTTCTGAATCTGGTAGAGCCTATTTACTCCATCGTCTATTGTCATGTTGCGATTCCGATCTCCATCTTGATCTTGTCGTAACAGCTGTGACAAATCTTTATGCCCTGATGTTTTTCCAATACGACGTCAGACGACTCGAACAATATCATGAACAATTCTCCGAATGGTGTGTCTAGCGTTCTACCGCACAACTTACATTTAGGAGGATTTCTCGTTATCTTAATGTCGGCGTCGGCAGTAATCATGTTTGTTTTAAATCCTTCAAATGATTCTTGGTTAAAATATAGAGAAGTTCTTTGTTTACGCGATTCACATTCTTTAAAAGTTCGTCAATCTCAGTTATAGCCTGCTTTAGTTTGGGTAATTCCTCGACTGCCTCTTCTAGGTCGTATACACGGTCGTCCAGTTCGGCTATCATTTCGTCTTGTCCTTCCATCAATATTTCACGCAGGGCCTCTTTGATTTCATTTCGGAGTTCCACAGATAACAATTAACAATAGAATACTTTTAAATACCTATTTGAGGGGTATAGGGAAGATATCACTCTCTGGTTCGTCATCTTCGTCTTCTGGTCGGGGCTTGTCTGCTAATACTAGGCTTTTCATGCCAAATCTGGGTATCAGCAAGTGGCGAAGGTTCAACTAAGTCACAGGGTATAGGGGGTTTATCGGATTTAAACGAATTAATACCTAACATGATAGTAAGAATGTTCTAGTGGCAATAGTGGTAAACCCTATATACCTCGTTTACCATACATATAATGAGGTAAAACAAAATGAATAACCAAATAAACGAGGGACAAAAATGTAGAAACTGTGGTCATGATGTTGATCTACACAATTGCGATCCTCATGGAAATGACGATTGCTGTGGACGAACAACGGAAGGCGGTCAATGTGATTGCAAGGACTGTGAGAGGAAATGACTAAGAAATGTGGCAATTGTGATAAAGTTATGACAGAGGAAGAAGTCAAAAAAGACAGATGGATAACAACGTCTCAGGTTGGCCTACGACTTGTATGTGACTATTGTAATGACCAATGGAGAGTTAGATCGGCAGACGAAATTTGGGCTGGACTGAGAGGAGTTAAGGAGAAATGACCACTCCACAATTCGAACAAAGGTTAGACGTAACAAGAGAGGAATTACAGATTATTTATGTAGCACTAGATATAGCAGTAAAAAGAAATAGAGGATTAGACATATACAAGAATCTACTAAAGAAGGTCAGAGAGGCATTAGACCGCTATGACTAAGATAGTAAAGATAGACGACAACACATACGAGTACGTGACTTCGCAAGCAAAATACAAAGAGTCATTTGCAGACGCACTAACGAGGTTGTTCGGGCATTGAAACCATTACGAGTATATTGCGCCAAATGCAACGTCACTATCAAGGACTATCGGGTGCTAGCGGAGCACAATCTAGCGCATATGGACCATGAGGTAGTATCGAAGTATTTTGTTACATGTCGCAAGTGTGGGACAAGCGACAAGGCTTATGATTATGATACCGCTATGGACTTGGTAATGACACATTCGACGTATTACTGGCACAACACAAGGATCGTGACGTAGCAATTAGAGAGGAGGAAAAATGTCCAAGGTGCGGAGAAAAGGGATATGGCACCACTAAATATTATTTGATATGTGGCTCATGTGGATACGTTGAAAAATAGGCGCGCCTGAGCGATAGCGAAGGCGCCGAAGGGGGGTAGGGAGGGGGGCGACTTAACGTTTTAATAAATCTTTATATATAATGTATAGACCTTGGATGGGTATCAATCGCTTTACCGTTGAGCTACGTGCTCCCTCTTTTTTCTCTCAAAGTATACGTTTATACTAGGTACTCCCGCATTCGGTAAGGGGTAAGAAAAACGCATCTCTACCTACCTTCTGTCAAGGCAAGGGGAATAGGTCAGTCTCCTCTACCCCGACTTACTACCAATTTTTTGTAATATTTTTGGACACCCGAGTTTGTACATACTATGCTGGTGGAAAAGTGGCACCTTCCCGCCGCGATCAAAAAACAAAAAAGTTTCAATCGAAAATTCTCGCACAGTACTCGCCGACCGACCGACCGACCGACCCTCCTTCCCTCCTTGCCTTGACCCTCCTTGCCTGCCTGCCCGCCTGGCCTAGCCCAAGCCAAGGCCTAGCCTAGCCTAGCCCAATCGAGCCTGTCTATCTATCTATCTATCTATCATTATAATAGATAGTAGGTGGGTAGGGGGGTGGTAGAGGGAGGGGTAGGGTGGTAGTGGTAGGGGGTGAGGGGGTAGGGTGGTTAGCCTGCCTGCCTATACAGACGGATGGACTGACGGCTTGCTTATGCGTCGCCCACACACACACTCACTCACTCACTCACTCACTCACCCTCCTCTGCTTATGTATGCACAGACAGACACACGCATAGACGCACGCACACACTCAGTCCTAAGGGCACAGTCCTCTGAACACGCATGCACGCACGCACGCATGCACGCATAGCCTATGAGAGACGAGACGACGACCGATTGACGACGACGATTCTATCTAATATAATATATACAATATATTGTGTATGTATATATACACATAATAGGCGTATGCGTACACATACCACCCCCCTAACATATAATTAGGATACGCACACCAGGCCAGCATACGCACACCAAAGGGAGGGGGGACACCAGGCATACGCACTCCCAAGGACGCATGGACACTGACTGGAGGGAGAGGACATAGAAAGCTACTCCCCTTGGCATAGGCTACTCCCCTTGGCATGAGGCGTCCGCCCCGACCCTTACACATCTGCTGCAAGTCGCCTTCGCAACATATTTAAGACTATCTAACTTAGAAGTAGCTGGCCGATGTGAGGCAGGATATACGTCTAGTCAGCGCCCATAAGACCTCACATTGACTAGGCGTGGTGAGTACCGCTTTATATATCTTAATGGCTTCTGAACGTCGTTAATACATTATACACGTTTCAGGGGAATGGTGTTCAATATGTTACACACCACACATAAGACTAGGCGCAGGCAGATGACCTCTAGTATATAAATGGAGGGGGAGGGCTATACTCACGGACAGACAGGGGGCCGTTAGTTCTGCAGGCTTGCACGCTAAATTGGGCGACATAGGTTTTTTAGGGTATATGCGTGCTGCATACTGGTGCATTTGATAATAACGGTATTGGATGGTAACCATTGTCATTAGATAGACACCCAGTACGCACACAGATTCAGATAGAAGATGAGATGGATGAGATATTCAGATTACAGGTAGCGGGACATACACCTAAGCAGATACAAAAGATACGTAACCTGCCTGAGCGTACATATTTTGATTATAACCAAAGACTACAATCCCGTATAGTAGAATCCATGACTGCCAAGCGTACCGAAGAGATACTAGTTCAGAAGGAATTATGCGCCGAACGCCTAAATAAGGCCATGATGGGTGAGGAAGAACTAGCCACTAAGGAAAACATATCGCCACGCACCAAGATGGACGCATGGTATCGCTACGCTGAGATAGTCATGGCCAAGTTCAAACTCGAGGCTGAGACTACTAACTGGCTCGTAGCATATCGCAACCTACAACTTGAAGAACCTATTAACCTCACACCCGACCCCGCCACGACGCGCTCGGCTGACGCCTCGCGCGACAAAGAAGAATGACTGACAATGATTGGTACAAAAACAACTGCATGTGCTTCTCGTGTTGGGATAGCCGACAACGTAGAGGTATAAAGGGTGCTCATTAATGCCTTTTGATTTCAGCAAACCAATGTTTTTTGGCCCTACCGATATGCCAGGTAAAGGTAAGAAGAGTGGTGCATTCAATTCAGGCTTAGGCAATCTTAGCCTTGCCGTTGACCCTGCCCTTAAGTTTAAGAATATACCTTTTGATTGTGGGCAATTCCCTGGTAATGGTGTGTGCTGTTTTAACTCTATAATTGGTTATCCACAGAAGAATGGACAATCATTACCCATATTTGATTATGAAAAAGATATAGTAAATGATTTAGATAGTGGCGTGAAATATCTAGCGATTAAAAAAGCTAGAGGTATTGGCATTACTGAACTCTTTCTTAGGTATATGGCTTGGCTTGCCCTCTCAAAGAATGATCTATACAAACATACCAAGTTTTTTATTGTATGTGGCCCTGGTGAATCGACTGCAGTTGATCTTATCAAACGTATAAAGTTAATACTTTCTCCACTAGGTGTCATAGAGGATACAGAGCAAACAGTCGCTAGATTTGTAAACGTAGAAGTTGTTGCAAAGCCTGGCTCTCACGTTGCCACACTAAGAGGCTATACCAATATAAAATTCATACTTATAGATGAAGCGAGTTTTTGGACAGGTGAAGGGCAAAGTAATGAGATTCGCCCCGTCGTAGAGGGTTATATAGCCAAGACTCATCCTATCATTGCGATGGTAAGTACTCCGCATGTCCCCTCGACGATGTTCGAGAAAGTAATGGAGGAAAAAGATTCGCTATACAAACGCTACTTCTTGCCCTATACTATCGCTTTAAATAAAATATACAGCGAGAGGGAGATAGAGCTTGCCCGACTCAGTCCTCATTTTGAACGTGAAATGAATTTAAAATATGGAATTGGTGTAGGCAATATATTTCAGGATAGAGACGTAGATGCAATCGTATTAAGCGAAGAAGAAGAACGCGAATACACACCAGACAAGTTGTTAGAGGTCTCCATTGGTTGTGACCCTGGCTTTGGTTCGTCTAATTCGTCTTATTGTGTGGTTGCCAAAGTTTCTAATACTAACAAGCTTATTGTGTTAGAAGCCGAACAGTTCAAGCATGCATCATTTCGTCAGTTTAGTAACCTAATCTTTGACAAGTTTCATGAGGTTCGTGCCCAGAAAATCTTTATAGATGCGTCGGCGCGTGATGTGGTAGACGATCTCAAGCTTGGTTTTAGGGAAGATACCAACTACATGTATGTTAAAAAACTTGCGAATCATGATTACCCATTTAACAGAGAAGCATGGATGCAGAGAATGACGGTTGTCCCGATAAGCTTTTCTGAATACAACGACAAGATGTTACACGAATTAATGGGATTGGTTAGCCGCAGAGATATACGCATACCTAAAAGATTAGACCAATTGATATTAGATTTTAGAATGGCCAGAGAGAAGGCTGGCAAATTAGATAAAACTGGGGTAAATACTTTCGATTTATTGGACGCATGCCGCCTCGCCTGTCTCATGTGGCAATGGCAATAAACTACATATATTCTCCTTACCTAAATCTGAGGTATTGCAACTCTGTATTTCCACTAACAAAAACCTATGCTTAATAAAAGACGAACACACCTACACATTGGCAGTATATGATGCCGAGTCAGAGAGGATTATTATATGGGATATACACCAACACAAGCAGTTGACAGAGTTTATGGACCAGATGTTTGATGAGAAATGCCCACAATAAGAGTATCTGGATATACTAAGAGTTTATTGGATGGTATAATGCAAGAACATCAGCCTTATCCTAGAACAGCAGATATCAAGACATATGATGATGTTATTGGATATATTTGCACGTATTATATATTAGAGACTGACCGCAAGAGTGGTGATGATTGACTCGAAAGATATAAGACACTTTCTCGTTTAACATTTTGTTTAACTACTTTCCATTCTTTTCCAGTCCAAATCTCTTCTGTGAATCTTGTTAGGCGTTCAGTCATTACCTACATTATAGGTAAACTAGGCGTCTTATAAAGGCATTTATACGTTACCTAAATTAGTGTTTAATGACTTGCTGGGGACTCGAAACACCTCTTCTGTCGTGCTTCTAGAGTTGGATGGGTTGTTTAATGTTAACTAATCTAGCTTGGGCGATTGCAGCGTACTCGGACGATATTTCTATTCCAATTCCTTTTCTATTCAGCATGTCGGCAGCTATCATTGTCGTTCCCGAACCACAGAATGGATCTAGAATTGTATCGCCTTCTCTACTGCCTAGCATTATGAGATATGAACACAACTTGATAGGCTTTATTGTTGGATGACTGTTAAATCTTGGCGTTTCTCCTCTCTGGAATGGATTATCAATTGGTGTTTGCCGTCCATCATTTACTTTCTTTGGTTCAAAATATGAATCGATTAGGCCCATGTTCCGCTCACGTTTCGAAGGCTTAGGTGTGATGATAAAAGGGAATGTTGTTTCGAACCACTTATCAAGCGAGAAAAATCTGCTGAAATCATTACCTAATATAGAATCAGATATACAAACATTCGCAGGAAAGCGGCCTTTTTGATCTGGTGAGAATTTGAATAATATATCTGATTTCTTAAGAACAGTAGGCTTTCTATCACCTTGCTGTACTTTTAATTGATTCCACGTATGTAGACCGCTTTGTTCACTTTCTGAATATCCTGAACTAATCGCATCGTCTTCATTCTGATAGGGAATCCTACAATCATCAAGCCATGTAATGCCTTTACGATTCGCTAATGCTTGGTCAACATAGGATTTCTCGCTGAGTGGTCGCATACATACCAAGCAGATTTCTAGAGCTGGTTTAAACTGAGCTCCGCAGTACGCGCCGTCTAGGGCTTTGGCCTGTTCGGTTGCCGATACTGTTAATCTATGATCTTCTCTGCGTCCTATTTTATACCACGTTGAGCCGCTTCTTTCTTTTCCGTCTGGTGCTTTATACCTTCCAATGATTTCTCTCTCTGCTTCTTCTCTTTCTATCAATTCGTCAAAGCGGTTATCTAGACCGAACAATGTCTTTAATTTCTTATAAATTTCTAACGATGGTAATAAGAATCGGTGATTCAATTTATCGCCTAAGAGATCAGAAGCGAAATTGCCGCCTTTAATGGAATATCCTAAATATTCATTTATGTCCTTAAATGTCAATCCTTTTTCGGCGCGTTTCTGATTGATATATTCTCTAAATTCAGGATTGTATGTTTTACCGTTTCTTTTGTCGGCAAGCTTTGAGATTGAAGCAGCTTTTGGGAACCCTGAATTTCCTGTCAGAAATATCTTACCATTTCGGCGCGCCACAAAACAACCCGTCGAAACAGTAGGACAGAATACTAAGCCTTCATAATATTCTCTGCTAACAGTGGCCAGAGTGGTTTTATAAGATTTGGGAAATGTTCGTATTTCTTGTGATGTTGGTTGCTCGCAAATAACATAAGATTGTTGAGATTGTTGTTGGTTGGATCGTGATCCATATGATGAACCACTTCCATTCTTAATAATGGCCTGCCTATCGCCATGGCTACTAATATTCTGTGTTCCATTACATAACCATCCTTCCTTGCCATGGATTTGTACTCCATGGGGCAGCGAATGTATTTTACGCCAACATAATTTCCCTTTGTTTTGAAATATGTTACGCCACCTTTCCAAGCACGATTCTTTTCGCCCATCATTGCTTCTCGTTGTCTCTGTTTCTGTGCTTCGGACATTTTGTGAATATGTTTGCCGCTTGCTAGAAGACCTTTCCAGATATTTACCTTCTGTCTGCAACTTGCCGAACAATATATTCCCATGGCTCCTCTGCCCTTTCTTCTTGTCATAGAACGAAACATTAGAAATGGATTCTTGCAATGTTGGCAAAGCCCCCAAATAAGGCACACTGATCTTTTGTTCGAGTGTTTCTGCGAATTGGAATAATATTCTTCCTTCTGATTCAACAAGGCAACGGTGGTTTCTGGTGACGATTTGATCTGTGTAATCTGATTTAATTCGGTAAACGGTATCTTTGATTTGATTATATTCTTCCCATTTGGTCGGACTTTCAAAATGATATTCGTCATTGCTTATAGAATATACAAGTATCTCCTTACCTTTAAATGCTATGGTGTTACGGTAGCGTTCCCACCCATCTTTGGTAAACACTTCTGTATCTTCTGACAAACAAGCATACGTCCAATAAATAGAAGAAAATCCTGTTTCAAATCCTGCATCTTGAAGATTGACAATCATTCTCGACAACACGTCCTGACGTGGGGAGGACATGATAAAGGCGAATGCACCTGGCTTTAGGACTCGTAAACACTCTTTCCATGTCGAAGTAGGAATAACAACTTTATCCCAGTTTTTATTCATGAAGGAATAGCCGTACGCGGTAAGGTGGATCAGTCACCATGCAATCTATACTATCGTTTGGCAGTGGTATATGATTTGCATCACCGTGAATGATTCCACCTATTCCCCCATCACCTCCATATTTAATACGTTAATTCATAAGTTTACCTAATATAAAAATAAATCTGATCGCGTGATTTTGGGGAATCTATCACATGATTATCCGTTTTCTAAAGTCGAGTGTGCTAGTCGAAAGACTGGGGGATCTGGGGCGCTTATAGATTCGTAATAAATCAGCGGTCATTCTTACGGTTAAAATAAATAAA